CCTTGACGGTGCCAACCTTGCCGGCGCCAACCTTGTCAGTGCCTACCTTATCAGTGCCTACCTTGCCGGCGCCAACCTTGACCGTGCCAACCTTGACCGTGCCAACCTTGCCGGCGCCAACCTTGCCGGTGCCACCTATGGCGAAGGGGTAGAGATTGGCGCAAAACCACTGTTTTTGATTGGCGCTGAATGGCCTGTTTATATTTTCAAGACGCATATCAAGATCGGCTGTCAATTGCACTCAAAGCAGGATTGGCTTGCTTTTGATGATGAAAAAATCAAATCAATGGCTGTTGGCGCATCAGAGTTTTGGGCCAAATGGAAAAAGCACATTATTTCCATCGCGCTGGAATCCTAGTAGCAATAGCAAAAGAGAAAAAACAATGATTGAAAATGAACTTGATAAAGAATTTTTGCTAAAACTCGCCACGCTCTGCGAAGAGTATGGCGCTGGATTTAGCTACACAACTGACGACGACGGAATTCATATTTCCGTCGATGATGGGCGAGAAATATTTGTTGGATACATGTTCGACCCAGCAAAAGAGCTCCGCGAGTCGTGCGGGGCATAACGTAGAGGTCAACAGCGACATGACCAGCACTGACGAGAGCGCCTGACGTTGACCGTCTGCTGCACCGTTTTGTTAGAACGTTTTTGATACGGAGAAAGAATATGACTTTTGAAGAATGGTGGGACAAGTCTGGTGATGGGCGCTCGAAAATGCTCGCAAAGCGCGCATGGGTGGAGGCCGCTAATGCAGAACGCGAGGCTTGCGCAAAGGTGTGCGACGACCTACATGACACTTGGAAGTGGGGGATGAACCAGACAGCGATAGCGGCCCTAGATCGTGCGCGGCAGGAATCCGCATGCGCTCTAACGTGATGCTTGAGCGGATTAGGGATACATTTTGGGATGAGGGCGGCGTAGCCGATCTCATGCTATGACGCACAACACAGAATTAGGGGGTGTACTTGGTCGAAACATGGTTTGGACACCAATCATCTACCCACCAGACATGACTTTGCAGGAGTACGGGTGGCCGATGTCTGAGCCGGTACTTGGGGTTACGAAGTACGGAGAAATGCAGGTTGTCACCTATGAACAGGTGGATGAGGACTGCGAGCCGACATGGAAAACTGCGAGCTCTGAGCGGTGGGATGTGACTGGGAAACTGACACACTGGATGAACCTCCCGCAGCCGCCCAACGTAGAGCTAACCGGCTCTGCGCGTAAAGAAAAGGAACCGAAGTCATGAACATTGAAACAGCACCAGAAGCAGATACGCCAGAGGGAGCAGCGTCCGAGTTGAACGCCGGGTTAGGGGATGCCACGCATTTTTGGTGCGAGAACTGCCAACAATACCAACCTTGTTTCTTCGAGGGGTTTGTGATGGAAACAGTTTCATTTGAAAAGTATGGAATTATGGCTGGAGATATTGTCTGCACAGCATGCTTTTATATTGTAGCGGCAGCGGGTAAAGAACTCCCCTAACGTAGAATTAACCGGCTCTGCGCACAACGAACAGGAGCAAGACCAATGAACACTGAAACAGCACCAGAAGCAGATACGCCAGAGGGAGCAGCGTCCGAGTTGAACGCCGGGTTGGGCGGCTTGCTACCCTGCGCCCATTGCGGCGGCACGGCGACTTTGCACCAGCAGAAATGCAATGACGGCGTAGAAGGCGAGGAAGGCGGATATTTCATTGAGTGCGGGAACCCGCAATGCTGGATGACAACGCCTTTGAAATTCGCGCTGATGGATGATGTAGCGCCATTACTCGCAGAGATTTGGAACCGGCGCACGGTGACGCCTAACGTAGAAATATACCCCAAAAACAGGTGATATCGAATAATGAACGTGGATTACACCAGATTGGAGAGTGAGATGAGAGAAGAACTTAAAGAGTGGAAGATGGTTCCAACGGAACTCCTGGAACAGATAGATAGGAAGGCCCTAGCTGGCTTGTGCCAAATGAGTCATGGGGGAACACGCGAGTTTTTGAAGGATATTAGGATGCTGATAACAACAACCCCAACACCACCCGCACCCGAGCCTTTTGGGTACTTGTGGCGAGATGCTAGACAAGAGTGGGAATTCAGCAAGAATAAGCCAGAATTCCCTGACCAAGTGATGCCGATATATTCCGCACCTGAGCCTATCATCTGAGGATCGAGATATTGGGGGTGCGATCAGTCTGGCGGTGACTGCCCTGCGTGTGGGGAATAAAGGAGAAAAATCATGAAACGCTACGAATTTCCAGAAAGTTTGTGCCAATACTATGAGGCTGATGAAGTAGATGCCATCATAGTCGAGAAGGATAAGGAGATTGAGGCTCTGAAACTCCTATTGCAAATAGCGGAAAGTCGGACATATCCAGATTACGAACTAGCCGATGCAAATGATGTTCTTCGGGAACAACTCCGCGCCAGTAACGAAGCACTGGTGGCAGAATCCCGGCTGTATCTTGACACCAAGCTGGAGTTGGATAGAACTATCAATCGATTTGACAAATGCAGTAATGCTCTGGTCGCGGCACAGGATCGGGTTGAAGATCTCAAATTATTTATCGTCGATGTTCGTGACGATGTTTTGTATCCGGCGGCATTTCTGGAAAACGGCTTGGAAAAGAGCGCGGAAGGTCTTGGTGGCTGCACGGTAAACATACTTCGTGACGACAACCTCACCGCCCTAGCCGAACGAGACGCAAAGCGCGACAAGGAAGCCAGGAAGAAAACACTAGAAGAAGTTGCTTCTTTGATACGCCGAAAAGGGCGGGCTTCTAGACAAGGATGATATACCTGAAGAAATCCACCGCATGGCCACAACAATCCAGTCGGAAGGGTAAGCACATGGCAAAAGTAATCCCAGAAGAACTCGCCAGGCGCAAGGCCCACATCAAGGAAGTCTTGGCGCGCAGCCCACACATCACGCTGAACCACTTCAAGAAAGCATTCGGCTACGACTACGCCTGGCTGCAACAACTGCGGGACGTCGAAGACGTCAAGTTCGGCAAGCCCATGAAGAATCATCTCAAACTGTAAAACTCGGAGAAAAAGAATGAACGACGAACTGAAACAACTTGCAGCGTTGGCATTGCGCAATGCTTTCTGGAAAGACTTCAGCGCACTGGTGAACAAATATCTCGATGCGGCCAAGGGTCTGGACACGAACACGCAAGAGATGCAGATGGGTGAGATGACCAGCATTTACGGACGAGATACTGAAGCTGAAGGCGACGTGTTCCTGAACATCTGGACACAGAACGGCGAATCGAAGTTCGCTACCACCGGGCACGAAAGACTCCTCGAAGCACTTGAACACGAACCAGCGACAGAAGTGCACCTGCGCGGAAAGAAGGTGTTCGAGCTGCGTGATGGTGAGTGGTACTTCACTGATGGTTGAGAGTTCTAACGTTTGAGTTCAGCCGCCTACCTGAAATCACGCTGAACCACTTCAAGAAAGCATTCGGCTACGACTACGCCTGGCTTCAGCACCTACGAGACGTCGAAGGTATCAAATTCGGCAGGCCCAAACGCAATCACCTCTTCGCCGCTAGTCAAGCGAAACACGCCGCCCAACCGCCAGCGCCTGCACGCCAAGGTGTAACCATCCACTTTGAATACAACAAAGGACTGCTAAAGACTGCAGCTTAAAACAATTCGTTTGACAATCTCATACGTTCTGTTAGAGTTACAAACTTACTTCAGAGACACATCATGAAAACCACGAAAACCATCACCAGTGCCTCTTACTCCCGCCTACTCGACTTCGAGAGCTGTCGATTCAGGGCCTATCTCAAACACGTCGAACGTATCCCCGACCCTCGTCCAAGTCCTGCATCCGATCGGGGTACAGCCATTCATCAAGGCTGCGAAGATTGGATGCGTGGTAAACAACCCGAAGCGCCCAAGGAAGCTACCAAACACTTCAAGGATGAGATGATCAGTCTCAAAAAACACTTCGACTCAGGGATAGTCAGCCTAGAAGGGGATTGGGGTTTCGACCGCAACTGGCAGCCGACCGACTGGAAAACCGCTTGGTTCCGCATGAAACTCGATGCCATGGTGCGACTCACCAAGACACACGCAGTGCCAATTGACTATAAGTCCGGTCGCCGTTTCGGCAACGAGATCAAACACGGCGAACAACTCCAGCTCTACGCAATGGCTACTTTCATCCGTGAACCCGAAGTCGAAACAATTACCACTGAACTATGGTATTTCGACCAAAACGAGCTTGCCACCATGACCGTAACACGCGCCCAAGGTCTGCGCTGCCTGAAAGGCTTCGACAACCGGGCGCGAAAAATGACTGAAGCGACGACGTTTCCACCAAACCCGAATGCCTACAGCTGTCGCTGGTGTCCTTTCAAGCCCGAGACACTGGGCGGCACGGGACACTGCACCGTAGGCGTTTAAAAATAACACTCATCAAGGAGAAACACAATGAACATCGAAGACCTAACTCTAAAACAAATCCGCGAAATCCAAGCACTTTCAACACCTGCAAACTCGCCAACACACAGCAACTACCCCGTCGGCAAGAACGTCATTGTCCGCACCGTGACCATGATCTACACAGGAAACCTTCAATCGGTTACCGACTCCGACCTCATCTTGGTCGACTGCTCCTGGATACCCGAAACCGACCGCTTCATGCAGTTCGTCGCCGAAGGCAAGGTCAAGGAGTGCGAACCCTATCCACAAGGGCTGCTAGTCTACATCAATCGTGGCGCACTACTGGACATGTGTGAACTTACAGCCACCTTGCCAAGAAGCCAAAAATGAACGCCGCGTTAATGCAAGTCGCTTGGAGCCGGAGCTGGAGCCGGAGCCGGAGCCGGAGCGGGAGCTGGAGCTGGAGCTGGAGCCGGAGCGGGAGCCGGAGCGGGAGCTGGAGCTGGAGCTGGAGCCGGAGCGGGAGCTGGAGCTGGAGCTGGAGCTGGAGCGGGAGCCGGAGCTGGAGCCGGAGCTGGAGCTGGAGCCGGAGCGGGAGCCGGAGCGGGAGCTGGAGCTGGAGCGGGAGCTGGAGCCGGAGCTGGAGCTGGAGTCACTAGGTGGTACCGGGCACTGTTCTGTAGGGGTGTAAAGAACTCGCCCACAAGGCTGCCGCTTGCTCGCTCTCTACCGCAATTGAGAACCTTGTCAAGCACCCTGGCTCTGTGGTGCACCACAACCAGACTAATGATAGTAAACAGGCGGCAGCCTTGTGGGCGATTGATGCCGAGGTCATTCCTCGGATGAACTAGCGAAATGAGAGAGAGCCCAGCGAGATAGGATAGACTCAAGATAAAACGACGTCAGAAAGTCAAGGATGACTACCATATCTCCGTGACAACTTGAATTCGTTCAATTCTTAGCGCGTCTATCGGATCTCTCACTAAATACAAAGTATCCGCACTCCGGTGGGGTTGCTTTGAAATCGGGGCACTTGCACACGACCCAGAAATGGATGACAGCTCTTGCCCGCCGGAACCGTAACCGGCACTTACACCGCAGCATCCGGCGCGCAAGCCGCGCGGGCTGATTACCGAATGGAGCCAGTCTAATCAACGACCTCCAGGACCGAGTGTTGCGGTGTAAGTATTTCAAAAGGAAAATAACAATGAAAAACCCACTCGACGACAACCAGTACGACAGCAACGATGAACAGATCGAAGACCTGAAGGACGCCCTCGAAGCATGTGTCGACGATTTGCAACGAGCAATTATCGCGCTCAACTCGGCACCCTCTTTCAAGATACCTGCAATGTCCACAACCAGCTACAAACTATTACCTACTTTGGGAACATGGCTCAATCGCCTCAAACCATCATGATTACCAAGCGCGCCAGACTCCAGTTCGGCACCATCCTGCACGCCGCCCACAACCAGACCCTATGCGTCACCGAATGCCAGAACCGCAAAACAGGCAAGAATGAGTACGTGCTCTGCGCCCACCATATGCAGAATGGCACTATGCACTACTCGCCCCTCGCCAAGCTGTTCCGTGGCGATCCAATGAACGAAGTCACTCCGCCCGGAACGGCGGCGGATAAATTGATTTAGGAGAAAATCATGGCTAAAAAAGAATTCTATGGAGAACCTTACGCTGACATTCAATGGCGAGCTGAAGACGTAAAAGAATTACGCCCTAAGTGGAGCCTCAAAAAATGCGAAGAATGGTTATCTTCAAATGAAAAATACTTACGCGATCGCACAACCGAATTAGGTTGGGAAGTCATGAGTGATTTACTATGAAACCCCCACCCCTCTTCCCCCACCAGGCCGAAACCAAAGCGCGGCTAAAGGAACAACCCCGCTTCTTCGACATGAGCGAACCCGGCACGGGCAAGACCCGCGTCGAGGTCGAAGACTTCGCCGAACGTCGATACAAGGGTGGCCCACCGGCCATCGTCACCGCAACTCGTTCGACGCTCGAAAGCGCCTGGGCGGACGACTTCCGTTCCTTCGCCCCCGGCATGCGACTGTCCATAGCGTACGCAACAAACCGCAAGGAAGCATTCACCAAAGAAGCTGACGTCTATATCACCAACCACGACGCAGTAAACTGGCTAGTCAAACAGGACAAAAGAAAATTCTGGAAAAAATTTGAAGGAGGCACCATCATCAACGATGAGTCAACCGCATTCAAACATCATACTTCGGGACGTTCACGCAACCTGGCTAAGATCATAAACCCCTTCGAATACCGTCGTAACCTGTCCGGTCTGCCCGACCCAAACGGACTATGCGATCTGTGGCACCAATTCTACTTGCTCGATGGTGGCAAACGCCTCGGTACCTCGTTTTTCAACTTCCGCTCCAACGTATGCACGCCGACTCAAGTAGGTCCCGATACCAAGATGGTGAAGTGGGAAGACAAACCCGGCGTCGAGAGCATCATCGGCGCGCTGATTCAAGACATCAGCATCAAACACCTCTTCGAGGAATGCGTCGGTATCCCAAAGAACCACGCGTACACTCGTGCCGTCAACTTGAGCACCCCGCATCACAGGCACTACCTGGAGATGGAAAAACACCAGCTTACCCAAGTCAAGGGTAAGACACTGAGCGCGATTAACAAAGGAGTGCTCCGCGTCAAGCTGCTGCAGATTGCATCAGGAGCCATCTACAACGACGGAGATACTGGCGGAGACCGTGAATATAGCACTTTCGACAGCAATCGCTACGAATTCGTCACGGACCTAGCGCAGGAAGCTCGCCACAGCGTGGTGTTCTTCCAGTGGAAACACCAGCGTGAGGAACTGATCAAGGAGTGCACAAAACGCGGAATCAGTTTCGCCGTGTACGACGGCAATACCAGCGACAAAGAACGAACCGAAATCACCCGCGACTTCCAGGCCGGCAAATACGACGAAATCCTCGCTCACCCCAAGAGCGCAGCGCACGGCCTGACTTGGACACGGGGCACACGAACTATTTGGGCCAGCCCGACGGACAACCTGGAATGGTATAAACAAGGTCTGAAACGCATCCACCGCATCGGCCAGACCGAGAAGACCGAAACCATCACCGTAGTTGCCAGGGACACTTATGACGAAATCGCCTGGGAGCGCCTGACAGGCAAGTCCATTCGCGCGGACGCCTTCGCTGACCAACTCAGGGTCTTAATTTAGGAGTTATCGAAAGTGAATATCCAAGTCTCAAAAAGATATTGGTACCTCAACGGAGACTTTGCCAACCCACGAAATTTCCGCAAAGCGCGCAATGGAGTATGGAGTTACTGGGAGCTGGGAAAATGAAAACATCAGAACTGATTGGCCCCGCTCTGGATTGGGCAGTAGCGACGAGTGAAAGCTTCAAGCGAGTTTTAGACTGTCACAGGTCAAAAGCATGGTTGCGGAAAAATGACGGCAAAGTTGAGTATTATTATTCTCCGTCAACCGACTGGTCACACGGTGGCCCGATTATTGAGCGGGAAACCTTAACGGTTAGAACAAATCCAGAATGGTCTGACTGGCTTGCATACAAAAGCACCGGCTTAGGTGCGCATCGAAATGAATATTCACAACGAGGCCCCACCCCGCTCGTCGCCGCCATGCGCAGCTACGTTGCCAGCAAGCTGGGCGACGAGGTGGAAGTGCCGGAGGAGCTGAAATGAGCCATGCTCCTCGATGAGAACCCCATCACTGGCAAACCATTGAAACCCTCCCAGTGGTGGATCAGAGAAGAATTTACGGAGTATTGAAATGACAAAAATCACTCACGAAAACTGGGCAGCTATCCAAGAGGAAAACTACAAACAAAACAAAGCAGCCGAAAAAACAAGGGAAAATTTCCACAAACAGCCCCCTCCGTTACAGGGAACTAAGCTCTACACAATTCCTGAATTGGAAATTCTGTACGATGAATATTTCAAAACATTACCCGACGATGACCCCGATGAATACTGGGCATCTTCACAAAGCCTCGCCTGTATTGCCGGCGGGTATCAATTTCTTCAATGGCTTGCAGAGAAAGAAGCCCATGCCTGATTTCCTCGACGCACTGACCGAGCGCGAAGCGATTCTCGACGCGCTGCCCAAGACCAAACCCACGCCCAAGTTCGAGCCACGTTGCAGCTGTTACAACTGCGACGCCATCATACCCCTGCCCAAGCTGTACTGCGATGGGGACTGCGCTAGCGAGCATGACTGGATACTGAAACGACAGAAGGAGCATCGAGTATGACCGTTGAAATAATTCAGGCTATTGGTGACTATATCGTTAGCCCACTCGCAGCAGCAGTCGTAATCGGCTACTTCATACACTTGGTATATAAGTCATGAAAAAACACCTGATCTTCGACATCGAAATTATCGGTAAGGACAACCCGGTCTTCCTGGTCTGCACCAAGGTTGTCGAGACCGGCTTGACCCGGGCCTACTGGCTGCACAAGCGCGGCCACATGGCCAATCTCAAAAAAGCCTTACTCAACCCGCTGTACACCTGGATTTCCTTCAATGGAATTAACTTCGATGCACCACTGCTCTGTGCGGCCCTCGCCGGAGCAGACGCCCTCTGGCTCAAGGACGTGGCCAACCAGATCATCGAAGGACAACTGCGCAGCTGGCAGACTTACCGCGAGTTCCAGATCGAATATATCGACTTCGACCACATCGACCTGATTGAAACCGCGCCCGGCGTGATGATCTCACTCAAAACCTACGCCGGCCGCATGGGGTACCCAACCATGATCGACATGCCAATGGCACACGACGAAGACCTCAAGCCAAGCCAACACAAAGTACTCGAGGCTTACTGCCTGAACGACCTAGGCGTGACCGAAGAACTCTTCAAGCAACTCAAGAATGAAATCAAACTACGCGAGGAACTCAGCGCAGAGCACGGCATCGACCTGCGCAGCAAGTCCGACGCGCAGATCGCCGAGGCAATACTAAAGAAGAAACTCGGCATCACAAAGCTAAAGAAGTCTGCCCCGATGTATGTAGACTTCACCGTGCCGGAAATCATCCGCACCAAACACAAACAACTGCTCGAAATTATCGACAAGCTGCACAACACCCAGTTCCTGATCAACCCCGGCAACGGCTCGCCGGAAGCCGCCCAATGGATGGAACAGCCGATCGCAATTGGCAGGGGCACTTACCAGCTGGGCATAGGCGGATTGCACAGCACGCACGACAAGAGCTTCCACCGCCAAGCCACGGACGACCTACTCATCAGCGACTTTGACGTCGCCAGCTACTATCCGAACCTGATGATGAAGTGCGGCCTGATCCCACGCATGCCCGGCGACCTGGGTATCCAGTTCATCGAGGCATACGAGGAAATTTACCAGCAGAGGATGGTTGCCAAACACGCCGGAAATAAATCCGTAGCCAACTGCCTCAAGATCGTTTTGAACGGCACCTACGGCAAGCTCGGCAGTATCTACTCAGTGTTCTACGCACCGGACGTGATGCTCGGCGTGACCCTTACAGGCCAGCTCAACCTGCTTATCCTGATTGCCCAGCTCGAAGCCATCAAAGGGGTGTCAGTCTACTCGGCGAACACGGACGGCATCACGGTAGGGTACGCCCCATACGCCCGCGACAAAGTGCTCAAGGTCTTCGCCACGAACAGCAAAGGCACGGGGTTCGAATACGAGGAAACACCGTACTCCCGCATCGCCATGAAGGACGTAAATAATTATCTGGCTATCACACAAAGTAGAGACGCCGTAGTTATCTCCAACAAAGGCATTGCCATTATCCCACCAGGTTCATGCAAGGTGAAGCGCAAGGGGCTGTACGGTGTCGGCTGTGTGCACTCCCCCGAATCACCCACAGGCAAGAACCCAACAATGACCGTATGCAGTAACATGGCCATCGACTACCTGAAGACAGGCAAGTTCAACGTCAAGCGACATACCGACATCAAGGACTTCCTCGCCGTGAGGAACGTCAAGGGTGGCGGAGTCCAGCACAAGAAGATCGAGCTGGTCGACGACTGGCAGGAAGTCGAACCAGGCTTCTGGGCCTACCCGGGCATGACCACCAAGGACGTGAAACGCAAGTCCCGCCCTGCCCCACGCGAAGTAGGCACAGGCGGCGTGCCGTTCGGAAGAGTAGCCCGCTGGTACATGAGCACCGAGCAGCAACCCGCCATTACCTACCTGGGCTCAGGGAACCAGGTGCCCAAGACGGAGGGTGCGCAGCTGTGCATGACCCTACCGCAAGGCTTGCCTGCCGACTTAGACTTTGACTGGTACATCAACGAAACACGCTCCATGTTGAAAGACATGGGGGTAACTCTCTAAAACACTCTTGACAGAGTGTTTTAGATTCATATACAATCTGTTTTAAAGGAGGTAACAAGATGTCCGCAGCACCCAAACTCAAAGCAGTCCCTACCAAACCCGCCACCCTCGGCTCCCTCATCGACCAGCTCGACGATGCACGGGAAGTCAAGCGCGCCCTTGCCGTCAAGGTCAAGGACGCCGAGGAGGTCTACAACACCCTTCAAGCCCAGATCATCGAGCGCCTCGACTCTGAAGAGAGTCGCAAAGGAGAGGGTAAGAAAGCCGGCGTCAGCATTACCGAAGTCGTAGTTGCAGTCATCGAGGACTTCGACAAACTCTGGGCTTTTGCCAAAAGAAATAACTATGGCCACCTATTCCAACGCCGCATTTCCGACCCAGCATTCCGCGAACTGCTAGAGAAGAAAGGCGTCGTTCCCGGCCTCACCGCCTTCACCAAGCGCAACCTGAACCTGCGTTCGCTGTAATTGATCTATATCAATAAATAAATATAGATTTTCTTTATCCCAACTATTTGTTCTACTCTCACCCTCTCGAAAGGAGACTCACCATGGCAGCACCCAAAGCAAAACCTGCATCAACCGCCGTTGGCAAGGCGAAAGTCACCAACCTCCCCGTCGACCTCAAGGCACAGCGCGAAGCTGAAGTAGCCGCCATGAAGGCCCGTCTGGCAGTTCCTTCGGGCAACCAGATCAAGGCCAAGAAGGGCGTGTTCATCATGCCTGACGGTGGCACGGCAGAAGAAATCGACGTGATCATCGTCGACTTCATCAGTCGCAATGAATACTACGAGAACGGCTACGACGAGACCAACCTGGTCCCGCCCAACTGCTTCGCCATCGGACTCGAGCCCACCGGCCTGTGCCCGAGCGAGAACAGCCCGGACTGCCAAGGCGAGAGCTGCGTAACCTGCTGGGCAGGTCAGTGGAAATCTGCTCGCACTGGCAACGGCAAGGCCTGCAACAACAACCGCTGGCTGGCCGTACGTGCAGCCGACAGCGAGCCTGACGCGCCTCTCATGAAGGTGAAGGTCACCGCCACAGCACTGAAGAGTTTCGACGGCTATGTGGCCAGCCTGGCACGTGCCGGCGTGGTCCCCCGTGACGTCATCACCCACGTCACCCTGGACCCGAATCTGGAGTACGCCAGCCTGCGCTTCAGCGATCCCGTGCCCTGCACCGACGCGCAGATGGCCATCTCCTACGCTCGTCGTGGCGACGCCATGGAACTCCTGATGGTCGAACCAGACGTCTCCGGCTTCGTCAAGGCGGTTCCGAAAGCCAAGGGCAAAGCACCCGCCCGCAAGGCTGCCTAAAGTGGTCAGGCAGTGGTTCGTCAGTGAGGCGACCCACTCCTTCCGCAGACTGGGAGTCGTAATTGACGACCTGACTGCGGAGGAAGTGCTCACCGCACTGAAGTTGGAAATGGGCACCCGGCGACGGAGCACCCTGCTCCGTCGTCTGGAAGCCCAAGCAGCAAAACTGAACATCCGTGATTTTAACGCCAACCTTAAGGAGAATATCCATGGCAAGAAGCAAGAGCATCATCCTGAGCAAAGAAGAGAAGAAAGCAGCCGTCGTCGAACTGAAGGGCAAGATCAAGGCTGCAACCAACGAAAGCAAATTGATGGCGAAAGCGATCAAGACTGCTGAAAAACTGCACGCTGAAAATATCAAAAACAGCGGCAAGACCCTCGCCGCCCTGGCCAAATCCCTGGTCGGCTACCAGGCCCAGCTCGGCGCACTGACCACCCCCGCAGCCTCATAGCTCTCCAGCGGTGTAGCACCCCGCGGCGGGTTCGCCGCGGGAACCATCTGGAGACTCTAAATAATGAATAATGTAATGCTTGACATTGAAACACTGGGCACCGCGGCGAACTCCGTCATTCTTTCTATCGGCGCCGTCTCTTTCAACGAGACCGAACTGCTTGACAGCTTTTACGTTGACGTTGACATCGACTCCTGTCAGGACGCAGGCCTGAAAATCGACGGCCGTACCCTGGCCTGGTGGATGGAACAGAGCGACGTTGCCCGACAGGTTTTCTCGCGGGAAGGACTGACCCTCGACCTGGCGCTCACTCTACTGAGCGACACCTTCAACTGGCAGGACACCCTGATCTGGGCCAACGGTACCAACTTCGACCTGCCCATCCTCGACAGCGCATACCGCGCCTGCAACAAGCTCGTTCCTTGGGCCTACTACAACGCACGTGACTACCGCACTCTGCGCTACCAGTTCAGCAAGGATGAGTTCAAGGCCCTGTGCGTCAAGCCCAGCGTAGCGCACAACGCTCTGGCCGATGCCGAGGCCCAGGCGCTCACCCTGATCGCCATGTGGCATCGCAGGACACGCGCAGAGCACGGACTTTTGGCCGCTTAAAGTTTTACCGCGCGCGGCCGGTCGTCGCGCAGGCCAACCTGACCCGGAAAGAATGGGGCACAAGACGGACGCTTGACCCGGTAGCGTGGCCGACACCGGGAACTCATTCAAAGGAAATAAGCATGGCACTCATGCCAAATTCACTCCAAAAGCTAGAAGATGCCAACGCCACTCAGGTCGGTGGCGATCACTACAAGAAACTCGCTGTCCAGCCATGGGACGCGATGCAGTCCTGGATGACGCCCGAGGCTTTCAAGGGTTTCCTGCACGGCAATGTAATCAAGTACATTGCTCGCGACAAAGGCAGCAAGTACCAGTACCTGTGCAAGGCCCAGCACTACCTGACCAAGCTGCTTGAGGTGATGGGTAAAGAGCCGAAACAATGCGTAGATCGTGACGATCAAAAACAAGATAACCGCATCTGCCCCGTACAGCCCGAAGGTTATCATCCACAAAATGGATTTGCACAAAAAGAACTTCTTGTCGGGGACCCCGTCATAGTTCTCGATCGTTACCGATTCGCAATCCCTCTCAAAGGCCACGTATCCATGTTCTCCGCAAGTAACGATGGCGTCGAAGTACGGTTGTCAGAAAGTAACAACCCCCAGTACCCGATAAGTGCTCTTATATGGGTGCACCGCGGGCAGCTCATCTGATGGCCGTTAAGCCCGAAAACACCTTCATCAGCGGCGTCCATAAACACCTGTGCTCCACCGTGTACCGGATGAAGACCAACAACCCGTACGTCGCGGGCATCCCGGACTGCTACTACTCCGGCAGCAAGGGCGAACTGTGGGTGGAGTACAAGTTCATCGTCATCCCCAAACGGGCAACGACGATGATCGAAGTCAACCTCTCGGCCCTTCAGCTCGCCTGGCTGCGAGGGAGGCACGACGAAGGGCGCAAGGTCGCCGTCATCGTCGGCAGTTCTGAAGGGGGCATCGTACTCGACGCCTATGAAACGCACCCCCTCACACCCGAGGACTTTCGCTCTCGAATAAAATCTCGCGCTGAACTCGCGCTATGGGTTGCAACTCAAACCAAAAGGTAACACAATGCTCATCCACCTGATAAAGGCCGTCAGAGTGGTCGGGCTGAGCTACAAGCTCGTCTCGACCTCCCTGCTGCTGAGCGCCCTCGTTGCAGGCACCCTGCAGCGACAACGCGAACTACCGAAAGAGCCACTTCATCACGAATTTCCGCGGCACCGGAAACGCTAACCACCTCAAGGAAACCCCATGGCAGTCAGATCAAAACGCGACATCTACAACATCCTCGAGAAACATCTACGTACAACCGCCGAACCCCTGACAGTTACTGCCCTGATGGACATTAAGGAAATACACGACGAAGCACTAGCTGAATTTGCCGACGGTAAACAGGATGTCGCCAGCAGGGTACAGGCCACCAACAAACTCTCTGATACGCTCGGGTTCATGTGGCGCCGCAATCTCCTGACTCGCTACCCGGCACCGAAGGAGACCCACAGCTTCGCAAGGTTCGCCTACATCTGGGACCAGCAGAGAGACTCCAAACCCATCAACCTCGAACCCCTGCGACGAGCACAAGCCGGCAAGGTGGGCTTCACCGTCACCGAGATCGACGACGGCGTACTGCTGGAGTTTCAGAAGTTCACCGTGATGATCAAGCAGAAAGAAGAACGATGAACAACCACGGAATGTCAGTCGTCGTCTCAGGCACGATCGAGAAGGGCTTCACCATCATCGGCCCGTTCGCCCACCCCGTGCTGGCTACTGAGTGGGCCAGTACGTGGGAGGAAGACATCACCTGGGAGGTCATGCCTCTGGTCGCCCGGTCAACAAGGGAGATACTTGATGAACCTCTGCCCCAGAACCCTGGCACTTTATAAATCGGGCACCCCTATGCAGGGTGTCCATCACAACTACAGCTACACCGGAAAGATGCCCTGCACAGGACGTCAAGCCTGCCATCTTTGCGGACAAACAAAACCACTCACCAAGGAGTAACCCATTATGAGTAACCTAGCCGATATGACGCAATATCTGCGCAAACAAGCCCCGAGCATCTTCGCCACCGAACCCTACGGCAAAATGTCCGACAAGTACAAGTTCATCCCCACCATCGACGTCGTCGAAGCGCTGGGCAAGGAAGGCTTCTTTCCCGCCAAAGTCACCGAGAACCGCGTCCGTATTCAGGACAAGGTCGGCTTCGCCAAGCATGCCATCCGTTTCCGCAACTCTGACATTCTCCCACAGGTTGGCGACATTATCCCAGAGATCGTGTTGGTGAACAGTCACGACGGCACCTCCGCCTTCCAGCTCTCCGCCGGCTTCTACCGCCTGGTGTGCAGCAACGGTATGACCGTCGGCAACAGCGAGATCAGCGTGCGCCAGCGCCACAGCGGCCACATCGACAGCGTGATCGAGGGCGTGTTCAGCGTCACCGAGGAGTTCCCGGCACTCACCGAAACTGTGCGTGAGTGGCAGGGCATCGAACTGACACCCAGCCAGCAGATTACCTTCGCCCGCGCCGCCCTTCCGCTCCGATGGGACGCCGACACCAATGGCAATTACCCGGTCAACCCGTCGCACTTGATTCAACCCATGCGTCAGGCAGACACCAAAAACGACCTGTGGACCACCTTCAACCGTATCCAGGAGCACGTCATCAAGGGCGGAGTTCGCGCAGTAGGTAGTGATGGCCGGCGCCGACGCAGCAAGGCGGTGAACAGCGTCAACGAAGACCAGCGCCTGAATAAGGCGCTCTGGGTTCTGGCGGCCGAACTCGCGGCAACAATCTGACACGATCTGAAGGAGATAACTATGACTTACACCTATCGCATCGAGCAGGACGAAGATGCAGAAAACCCCCGCACCGCTTACGACAACGCCTCGCACATGGCGTGCTGGCACCGAGACTACGATCTGGGCGACGACCTGAAGAAACAAGACTGCCCGAACGAACCTGGTGAGTTCGCCGCCTGGGCCGAGCAGACAAAGGCGGTGTACCTGCCTCTGTATCTCTACGACCACAGTGGCATCACCATGAGCACCTCCAGCTTCCACGATCGTTGGGACTCCGGTCAGGTCGGCTACATCTACCTGACCCGCGAGACCATTCTGAAAGAGTGGGGTTGGAAAGTCCTGACCAAGGAGCGCCGAACCTTCCTCGAGAACTACATGAAGGGCGACGTCGAGACCTACGACCAGTACTTGACCGGCGACGTGTACGGCTATATCGTCGAGGACGAGAACGGCGAAACGCTCGACTCATGCTGGGGCTTCTACGGCAGTGAGCACGCCGAGGAAGAAGGCAAAGCGTCGATGGAATACCTCTGGAACGACTCGCCGGAAGGCCGGCAAAAATCACTACCTTTTGAAGGAGACAAAGCATGAGCTGCTACATGGTTTCAAACACCCACATCAACGCCCTGATCACCTACGGCATGCTCCACCGCGCCTGGTTCCGCAGCAACTATTTCGACGGCCACGAGCAAGGCCTGGCGGCCCTGCTCTATGCCGCCAACGTCGAGAGTGTCAACTACCGTTACAACAAAGAAGCCGACACCCTCGGCTTCAAGTACGAGATGGTGGTGATAACCGACGCCCTCACGCCACTCGACATCCTCTCGATGTGCAACTGCCTTGAATATCAGAGCTGCGAACACCCAGGCTACGATGAGAGCGGGGCCTACAAGCTCCTCATCGCCATCAAGGACTGCGCGATCATCGCGCTGCCTGGGTACAACAGTGCCATCCGCGACCTGAACGATGAAGAGGTGGTGCCATGAGCTGGAAACCAACTTTCTATTTCCACGGGCAAACCGAGCCGAGTACCAACAGCCAGGCCTTCGCCACTGAACCGGAAGCCCGCAGCTCAGCCCAAGCCCGCTTCGCCCGCTGGACAATGCCGACGGACTTTGGCACTCAAGAGTCCGACGAACAGGTGAACTACCGCTGGGACGACGGGCTCGGCGACGTAATGATTAAGCTCGAGGAAAGTCATGCCTGACTACCCAATCTGCGGCTACTGCGGGGAAGAACAAGACCTGACCGGCCTCGTCGGTATTCATACCAACCAGTGCCCCGCGTGCAGAAACCCTATGTTCAAAGTTCGCTTCGCCATGCTGAAGGAAGGCGTCGTGTTCATCGACCCTGGCTTTGGCGGCAAGTGGTGCAAATACACCTCGGACAAGGCCGTTTGCGTCGAAGACGACAGTTCATACCAAACAGGGGAAGACTTTGAGTTCGACCCTGACGACGAAGTATTACCTTTTTAGGAGGATATTTTGGGAACAACCTGCACCTACAAACCCAAGGGCCAGCCGCTCACCGAGTTCTTCATCCAGCACGGCGTGCTGGGCTGGCGCGACGAGACCGTCACCAAGCGCACCGTCCTCGATGGCGCGCTGGTCAACCTGACCGAATACTACGCCGCCGTCGAGGAGCTCGACCTGCAGACCGGCGCGCGCCGGGTGTGGGCCGCCGTGTTCAAAATCACGATGGTGCGTGTCTCTCGCGAGGACTCGTGGGGACACAACTTCTGCTACAAGGACATGGACGAGAGCATGGGGCCGTACCAGACCAACTGCCCCGAGCGCATCCTCAAGCTGCTCACACCGACCGAGTACGAGCACGCCATCAGCTGGCGCGAAGCGTGCTGGAAGCGGATCAACGACGCCAAGGCTAGGCCCAAACTGAAGCCGGGAATGAAGATCAAGCTTGGCGACGTTACATTCACTTTGTTGGAATCTCTCGGGCAACGCGGCTGGATAGCTAAAGATGTCTTCGGCTACACTTGGCAATTGAATCGTGGTCAGATCAAAAAAGCAGAAATTATTCAGGAGGCTGTATGAAATACACCGTATACCTGTTCAACGTGGTGCGTATCAGGATGGAGGACATCGAAGCTGATTCGCAAGAAGAAGCTGTCGAAAAAGCCAGCCAAGACTGCGACGTCAGCGAGTCACTAGCCCATGGAGCATTCGAAGACGACGAAGCACCTTTCCTTGGTGCCCTCGTCGACGAGATGGACGCGAATGACGATGTCGCAGTCTCCCGCTACCACGAACTGCCCGGAGCAAAACTCTACCTGGCTATTTCTGAAGATACTGTATGAAAAACATCAAAGCCTTCTTCAACGGCATGCGCGAGTTCCGCAGCAGCAGCATGTTCACTACCCACTACAACGACCGGAGTCTAGGGTATGCCTACGACCTGGGCCGCGAATGGGCGCACAGGCTGACCTTCCGAAGGTGGGACGTATGACTGACCACTCCCTCATCCACTTCCTCGACACCCGCATGACCGTGCATCGAGCCGAGATGACCTGCGGCAAGTTGAGCCACACCACGAAGATGCCGTGCCCCTCCTACAGCCTGCCAGTGGCGCGCTGCGTCACCGGGGCTAAATTAAGCCTCGTCGAGGGCTCGGTATGCTCGAAGTGCTACGCCAAGCGCGGACGACATATGTTCCACACCGACAGCCAGGAGACACGCTGGCAGAGTCTGACGCACCCGCGCTGGGTCGAGGCGGTCACCCATCTGATCCGTGAAGAGGCGAACCCACACTTCCGCTGGCACGACTCTGGCGACCTGGCAGGCGCCTTCCATCTGCGCAACATCGTCCAGGTGGCACGCAACCTGCCCGAGGTGAAGTTCTGGCTACCGACCTCTGAAATCGACCTGGTACGCGAATTTGCTCAGCATTTCGGAGACTTTCCGCAAAATCTGGTTGTGCGCGTGTCCACCTCTCTGATAGACTCTAAACCTAGATCAGATCAGAGCCACACCAGCAGCGTGCATCGGCACAAAGAGCCCCACGGCTTCGAGTGCATCGCGCCGACCCAAGGAAACAAGTGCCTGAGTTGCAGGGCATGCTGGGATAACGGGGTCAAGAATGTCAGCCACCACTTTCACTGAGGCCGCCTGCGCCGGGAAGCACGCCTTCCCATCTTACACAGCTGCGGCGAAGGTGGCGAGCCTGACCTCGCGCCGCAAGGACACGCGCTGCCGGCCTTACAAATGCAATGCCTGCGGACTGTACCACTTCGGGCAGTCCTTCAAACCGAAAGGAAAGATGAATGAACGCTGAGTACATCCCGACTAACAAGCCAGGCCACGTTCCACAGTGCCTGAACCGCTCGAAGGTGCAGGACAACGCTCAGAACTTCGCCATCAACCAGTCCACAGGTCTACTGCAGCACACAGCCTGGACGACAAAGTGGCTCAAAGGATGTCCCCACCGCAGATCCGGCGGCAACGCCGTGCTCTGGGGCTGGGATTGCAACGAATGTAAATGGAAGGAAGAAACGAATGATTACTAAACCCTTCGCCCCCATGCTCGCAACCGACGCAGACCTGACCAAGCTGCGCTTTCCGCTGCTCGCATCAGCCAAACTCGACGGCGTTCGCGCCGTGGTGCGAGGCGGCGTGGTTTACAGCCGCAGCAACAAACCGATTCCGAACAAAGCCGTGCAGGCTAAATTTGCTTACTGTAAACACCTCGACGGTGAGCTGATCGTAGGCGAGCCCACAAGCAAAACCTGTTACCGCGACACGCTCAGTACCGTCATGGCGCATGACAAAGGCGCTGAAAATGTTTCACTGTTTGCATTCGATCATGTTCAGCACTTGGACGCCGCCTATTTTCGTCGGCGTGAAGACATCGTCGCTGAAGGCGTTGACGTGGTCCTCCATGCGCAGATGCTCATCGAAGACCTCTACGCGCTAGATGTCTTCGAGAACGACTGCCTCGACCAAGGCTACGAAGGGCTAATCCTGCGCGACCCGAACGCACCCTACAAGATGGGCCGCAGCACGGTGAACGAGGGCTACTTGCTCAAACTAAAAAGATTCACAGACTCTGAAGCAATCGTAATTGGGTTCGAAGAGAGGATGCACAATGCGAATGAAGCCGTCACGAACGAGTTGGGTCGTACCTCGCGCAGCTCGCACAAGGCCGGGAAGCAGGGTCTTAATACGCTGGGCGCGCTCAACTGTCGCTTCGGCGACGTCGAGTTCTCCATCGGTACTGGATTTACGGATGAAGAACGGGCAACTATCTGGGGATCCCGGGAAGCTCATCTTGGAAAAATCGCTAAGTTCAAGCACTTCACCATCGGCGCTAAAGACCTTCCACGCCATCCGGTCTTTCTTGGATGGCGAGACAAGATAGACCTATGAGCCAGTCTCGAAACGATCAGCTCCGCGAGGAAATCGCCAGGCTCAAGTTCAGGCTGAAGACAGCGCGGGACAAGGAAATTATCCTGCTAAGCAAGCTGATTGAGATGCAGAAGAGGATCGACGTTTTCACTGCCGACCCTGTGATTAACCGTGCCACGAACAGCGATGGTGCGTGACAGGATGGCGAGAGTCAGCAACTCGGAGACCGATGGAAGCTCGGCGCTAATTCACAACCACCAACGAAAGGCAACACCATGAACCAGACTGAACTGTACACCAATATCGCCGAAGAAGTCGGCCTCACCCCCAAGCATATCAAGCAAGTCTTCGACACCTACAAGGGCTACGTCGAGGACGAACTCACCACCACCGGCGAACTCCTGCTCCCCGGCCTCGGCATCTTCCGCAAGGTCGACCGCCCCGAGCGCATGGGCCGCAACCCAGGCACCGGCGAACAGATCAAGATTGCTGCCAAGTCCGTGGTCAAGTTCGTCGTCAAGAAGTCCCTGAAAGACGCGGTGATGAAATGAGACTGACCAAATTCGACAAAGAAGCCTTCGTGCGCGCCGTGCTGGATGACGTACCGCAGATTGACTACAACGAGCAGGCCCGCAAGGTAGCAATGGCCGACGTCATCGCGCGGCTGCCGCAGAAGATTCAGGACATCTGGAAGGACAACAACCTGCGTGGCTTTATCTCCTGCCAGAGATGGTTGAACATGCCAGGCAGATTGCATGGCCTGACCACCCCCTACGCGGACGGCGAGCAGGCCCCAGAGACGGAGGCGCAACTGAAAGAACTTGCCGGCCTGTACGACGCACAGTGCGACTCGCTGCGCAAACTCGAGACCAATTTGGAAGGCGCCATCGGTGCGTGCTCCACCCTCAAGAAGGCCAAGGAAGTGTTGCCAGAATTTGAGAAGTACCTCCCGGCCGATCGTGACGGCACAGGCGTAAGTGGCTTGCCCGCCATTGCCAACCTGGTGTCCGACTTGATGCAGGCGGGCTGGCCGAAGGGGGCGACAGCGTGACCTCCCGCATGGACATCATCGGTCAGAACGGCAACGAGGGTCTTCACTACACCAACGCCGAACTGAATGGTTGGAAGTTCAACACAAGTGAAGATGGAAAGAACCTCATCGTCACTCGTGATGACGTGAGTGAGGGCGTTCATCTGGAACATTATGCTCCTATGAGTTGCATCGTTGTAACTGCATTGTCTAAAAATTCTCTCCCTGAGTAAGGTTGTCGCGGGTATTCATTTGCTGCGCGCTCGGGGGTATCTGATCCGAACGAGCATGTAGGCAGCTAGGGTTCGCGACGTAATTTGTTTTAGCCCTGGCTGCATCCTTCAAACGCGAGCCTACGCGGAATCAGACAAGAGGCTACTGCCGTGTAAGCGCGGCTTAATCACTTCAGGAGAGAATTATGAGCTGGCAATGTCCACACTGTGGAAGCAAGAACTTGAGGGTAAACGCGACAGTCTTCGGGCTACTTATTCAGCCGCATCACGACGATTTTGAAACAGAGGTCGCAGTTATCACCGATGACGCACGCCCATCTTGGGACGACGATTCATACATGATGTGCATGGAATGCGACTTCAACAGCAACGCTGCCGACTTCAATGAGGATGTTCAACATGGCTAAGTACACACCAGGCCCGTGGACGACAAGGGACACAGAAATAATTGCGACTCAGTTTAGTGAGTGCATTGCAATAGTGCAGTACCCAGGGCACGGGGCAAACGAGGAGGCAGAGGGCCTGGCAAACGCGCACCTTATCGCCGCAGCCCCCGACCTGCTGGTCGCACTGGAAAACGTACTCCGCAGAAGCGGTGTTGACCTACAGCAAGACCAGTGCGACGAAATACGCGCCGCCATCGCCAAAGCAAAAGGAAGAACACCGTGGAAACCGTGAACAGATACAGAGTGGGATGGACCATCGACATTGAAGCGGGTGGTCCTGAACAAGCAGCACGCCATGCGCTGGCCATTCAGCGCGACCCTGAAAGCATCGCCACGGTGTTCGAAGTGATGTCTGATGATGGTGAAGAACTTATCCGAATCGACATTACCGAACTGGACGACGAGGCTGATTATGACTGAATATCGCTTCAACCTTGTTGTTCAAACCCCTCACTACGAAGTGGTTTTTGATTCATCTGAATGGTATGGCTACTTCGAGCACAACACGCTCGGCGACGAAAGCGGTGGAGGGTTGTGGTTCGAACGCGACGAAAGTGACAACAAGCTCCACCTGATCGACTACGATGGCGTGTGCCAACTACCTAAAGAAGTCATCGCATGCCTACGTGAGAAGGGTTTTGTTGTGGGTGAGGAGTTCGAATGAGCGCCTACGAGATATACGTGAAAGCAATGCTGGATCAAGGAATAGAGGTGGATGATTGGGACTCCCTGGACATCGCCGACAAGAATGCCTGGATACTGGTGGAAGAAAGGTTCGCCTCGTGATCCACTACCTAACCATCAAGAAAGCCGCCGAGCAAACCGGCTATACTGAAGCCGCCATCAAGGCTAAAATACGCGACTTCGTCTGGCTCGAGAATCAGGTATTTGTTCGCGCGCCCGACGGCCGCATTCTCATTTCCGTCGAGGGGTACAACTCATGGGCAAGCTCTTCAGTACCGGTGTCGAAGCCTTCAGTGCAACGACGATCCGCATCACTTTCACCCATCAGAATGAACGCTGCCGCGAGCCCATTCAGCTCGAGCCCACGACCGCTAATCTGAAGCGCGCCCAGCAGCACAGGGCGCTCATCCTCGACGCCATCAGCAAGGGTACCTTCAATTACGCCGCAACCTTCCCAAACAGCAAGCGCGCCGCCAAGTTCGCACCAACAGCCACGGCCCTGACTGTTGAGGACTACCTCAACACCTGGTTGGCGCAGCAGAAGCCCCGCCTCAAGACCAGCACCTGGGACGGCTACCGCAAGATACTCCACCTCCTCATCCCGCCTTTCGGCGCCACGGCCTTGCCCGAGTTGAAACGCACCGCCCTGCGGGAGTGGTTCGAGACCAAGGAAGTATCCAACAAGACCCTCACCAACATGCAGAGCCTGCTGCGTGCTGCCCTGCAGGATGCTGTAATGGAAGAACTGCTTGAGAGCAATCCGTTGTTCGGCTGGAAGTACACCCGGCGCAACCCCGTGAAGACCAAACGCCACATTGACCCTTTCACTACTGCCGAACAGTCCCTGATTCTTGAACAGCTGGAGGGGCAAACCGCCAACCTATTCCAGTTTGCCTTCTGGACAGGCCTGCGCACGTCCGAACTGGTAGCCCTCGAATGGGGCGACGTAGACTGGCTGAAGGGCAGTGTACGTGTACAGCGGGCACTGACTCAGGCAGCCGACGATCCGGAAGAGCCTAAAACGCACGCAGGTCTGCGTGACGTCAAGCTGCTCCCGGCTGCACTCGAGGCCCTAACACGTCAGAAGCAGTTCACTGCCCTAGCTAACCAGCACATCTTCCACAATCCTCGGACCGACAAGCCCTGGCCCGGAGACAACGCCCTGCGCCAAGGAACGTGGCTTCCTGCATTACGCAGGGCAGGAGTGCGCTACCGCAACCCTTACCAGACTCGCCATACCTACGCCAGCAGGATGCTGACCGCCGGCGAGTCGCCGATGTGGGTGGCTGCTCAGATGGGGCACTCCGACTGGACCATGATCGCGAAAGTTTACGGGAAGTGGATACCTGACGCGCAACCGAACGCAGGAATGAAGGCGGTTGAAATGTTTACTCAAACTAAGGAGATCAAAAATGAAAAACCCAGAGCAAGCTAAGGCATTTCAGTGGGGACTGGACTCGTATTATGAGGATTGGGACAGTAGCCGAGTGGCCCTGTTCATGTGGGGACTGGAGAAGGAACTTGGCGCCGATGTAGTTGACGCCTTTTCTGAAGGCCGGGCTACTGCTGAAGAAGATGACGCACTATAAAATGTGGGCATCAAAGTGGGCAACACTACCCACTCTAAGCCCACTCTAACCACTCTAACCAAACTCTGAAACGTCTAACTCATTGTTTTTATTATAAAATCTGGCGGAGAGGGCGGGATTCGAACCCGCCCCAACCGCAATAATATCAATAACTTAAAACTTCATGTGGGCACAGAGTGGGCATCTCTGTTTTAGACTCACCAAACTCTGAAAGTCTTTGCCCGCATTTATTTCAAAAACAAGTGTACCACATCCTTTTTACCACGGCGAAAAGCCCACCACTACGCTTCTTAATTATCCCAATTCGTGCCGCGCAGCAGCATGTTCGTAGGGCCAACCGCAACCGCTTCCGCCACGGTCTTGCCGAGCGGGTCAACCACCGCGCTGCCCACCTGTTCCACCGTAGGGCCACCCAGGCCCAGCGGCCCGTAAGAGGCAACGTCCACACCCATCTGGGCAACTCCCAGCAGACCTGCGCGCTGCACACCATGTGACACGACGCCAGCCACGCCTTCATGCTCCCAGATCGGCGCTCCGCCGCCGGTGGCCACCTGCAGCAGACCTTTCGCCGCGTCCGCCGCCAGCATCATCGGGACGTAACCTGCGAACATCAGCATCAGTGGGTCGGTGTTGCCGTTCTTGATCTCCACCTGTACGCGCTTGAGGATCACCGCCTGCATCGCGTACATGAACTGCTTGAGGTGGTAGAAGCTAGCGTAGTGAGGGTCGCTCGCCATGGTCGGACGCATGGCTGCATTCGGCCGCAGCTGCGCCCCATCCACCCAGCGCATGACGGCCTGCTGCACGGCAGGACTCTCCACGTTGAGCCTGCCGTCCTCGCCAATCTTGATGTCTTTCGGGTCGAGGTTCAGCTCCTTGAAGTAGCGCTCAGTATGCTTGTTCGGCGCCTCGTAGTGGCGCTTGATGAAGCTAATCGCCGCCTGGGTGGCGCCTACGCGCATCGCCTTGTTGAATGCCTCCATGCCGTTCCAGCGGAAGAAGTTGTCGTTCGCCTCGCGCGCCCACTTGCCCAGGTACTGCGAGCCGTACATGTTCCCCATCGTCGACATGAACGCCGCGCTGTCCACGGTGCCGATCATCTCGGCCACTTTCACAGCCTCGTCGCGGTCGCTCGCCTTTGCTTCGCGTAGCCCGGTCAGTGTCCCCCACTCACGACCCACGTCGCGCATGCCCCTCTTGAAGGTGGCGTAGGCGTCCTTGAATTCACCCCCACGCACCACGATGCCGAGCGGGTCGATGAGGTTGGAGAACATGGAGTAGCCCAGCAGGCGCATGTTCTGGTAGACGATGCTGTAGGCGTTGACCTTGCGCGCTAGCGGACTGATGTCGTGCCCGAGCGTGCCCTCCATGGCCATGACCGCACGCCGGGCGGGTTCGAGCCGCTTCGCTGCCTGGGTGGTAACAGCTTTGCTGTCAACGCCTTCAGCGAGTTTACCCAGCGCGGCCTCCCACTCTGTGGCGTTAGCTACTTTTGCTGTAGCCACCGCACCATCGACCTTGTACTTCTCCTTCATGATCTTGTCGATCTCGTGTTCCCACGCGGTGTTCATCTCGTCCTGCAGCTTGCCGCCATCAGGGCCGAAGCGCCGGCTGTACTCAGCGCGTTTGGTCGCCTGACCGACATAGGTAGAGAGTATTTTCGCCATGTCCTTTTCCTGGAACTCGTGGAACACCGACTGATTGATCCAGTCCAGGCTGCGCTCGTTGACCGACTTCATGAATGGACTGAACCCCAGTGCATTCGACGACTCCTTCAGTTCGACCTGACCATTGGTGCTGATCAAGCGCTTGATCAGCGCGTCGGCGATGTTGTCGGCAGTGAGGGCCACACCATCCGGGTTCGCCAGCTTCTCCTGGCTTGCGGTGTACTGACCTGCGCCCTGCCTGTCGGCTACCTCCTTGTTGGCGGTCTTGGCTATCGCATCAAGTTCTTTGGCGTGATGCTCGAACAGCAGTGCCTTGAACTTCTCGCTGTGGGCGATGATCTTCGACGCGTCCCACGATACCGGCAGGCGGTAGTCGTCGATCTTCCCGACCGGCACCCATTCGCCTTTATCGCCGGCCTTCTCGTCCCAGCGCATGACACCTGCGTCGGCCATGTAAGTGTACATGCGCTTGAACACGGCCTTCACGTCGTCCTGTATCTTGCGCACGATAGGGTCAGCATGGTCCTCTTTCTTCTGCAGGCCCTCCATGGCAAGGCGCACATCCTCCTTGTCGCCGTGGCGCAGCGCCTTGGCGAACTCGTTCATGTACTTGTTCTGCGCCTGCGCCTCCGCCGAAAGCAGCCCCTGCTTGTCGCCCTGCGAGCCGGTCTTGTTGTTGAACTGCTTGCCGACGCGGATCAGCGCGGGGTTGCCGCTATCGGCCAGGATGTTCTCGGCAAAGCCGACGATCTCCGCGCCGCGCTCGACCACCGGCTTCATGACCGCGCCGACTTTGCGTAGATACGCACCGCGAGCCTCCTGAGTATTGAGCACTCGCGCCATCGCCCCGCGGTCGGACATGTTGCCCGAGGCGAACTGCTCCATGATCTCCAGCGCCTTCTGGTCGGAGGTCATCATGCCGAGGACTTTCTTGACCATGTTGATCAGCTTGCGGAACACGGTCTCGGTCTGTGGGCCAACGTGCAGCTTGCCCGCCGCCCAGAGCTGGAACATGTAGGCCACTCGCTCGGTAGGGTCTGACTCGAGCTGGGCCTTGACTTCAGGCTCAGCGGCGAAGTGGCGCTGCATTTGCCGCAGCACAAGCTCGCTGCTGGCAGCCTTGCGCAGGGTCTCGTGAATGCCTCCCAAGTTCTTGTCGTCGAGCGCGCGCTGGAAGAACTCATGCATGGACTCGTGGTAGAGCTTGGACATCGGGTCGAGGGCGTTGACGGCGATCTCGATTAACGATACCTGCGTCTCAGGGTTATTCGTCCATTCTGCCGACCCCGAGAGCACCCCTTTCTCGCGGAACAGCAGGCTCACATCCTTACCTAGGAGGTGGGTAAGCTCTTCCCGCAGAGCGGCTTGACCTTCCTTGGTGCTTGCACTGGTGGGTTCTTCTCCGGTCGACTCCATGTTGTGCTTCACGCCGACTGCACCGGCCATGCCGTCAGACTTTCCCAGGCGCATTACCACCTGAATGTCAGTCAACTTTGGACTCTCCCCGAGGGCCTTGGCCTGCGCCGCTCGTTGGGCTGCGAGTAATATGTCGCTACCAAATTTGTCAATGAACCGTTTAGATGTGTAGGGCATATTCCCCCAGGTAATCTCAGCCACGGCGCCATCTTTGTTCAGCTGAACTTTGAGCCCTTCGACTATGCGGAATCCTCCAGCGCGGCCAAGTAGTGTGGCCAAAGTCAGTCCGCCGGGGTTACTGTGGAGGTCTTGGGCAGAGCCTTGGTCTGTGCGACCTACAGGCCCCACGCGTGCCCCAGCTTCCTGCGCCCTGCTCTTCGGCAAAGCGTCCTGTACAGCATGGCGCTCGGCACGCCCGGTGTCTTTTCTGGCTTCAGATGTGGCGCGAAGAGTCTGGATATTGTGTTTCACCTCGCCCGTCGCTTCGTCGAAGTCGCGCACTTCGTTGCCGTGTTCTTTCTGAGCGCTGGCGGCCATTTCTTCGGACTCGCCGATACCGTGGTGCTCAGTGCGGCCGCCACCTTCTGTACGCGGCCCCACGTCGCCAGCGGTTTCTTTCTTCTCCGTACCAACGTCAATACCAGCACGTTGTTCGCGGCGGCGCGTAGCTGACCCTTCGGGGGCAGGGGTACGATCCCCCTCCTTAAATTTTGCCAGGATTCTGTCGCCGTTCTTGTCTGTCTTACCCGTGTACACAATCTCCTTGCCGGCCTCTTCAAACGCATCGAGCTTCGCCTGCAGCCCGTCGCGGATGCCCGCCAGCTTCTCGCGCTCAGGACTATCTTCAGCCAGCTTGGCGCGCTGCTTCTCCACGCTGCCCAGGCTCTTCTTCGTCGCCGCGTACTCAGCCCGCAACTCATCACGGGTCATGGTGGGGATATCGCTGACCTCGAACTTCTCGTTCGGTGACTTCGGCGCGACCTCTTTGCCGGTTTCTTTGTCCTTCCAGACCTTCTTCTGTTTCTCGGCCCGTGTCGCTTTGTCAGTCGTGCCCAGCGCATCCTTCATCGTGACCTTGAAGTCCTTGCCCTGGTACAGCACGAAGTCGTCGGGCAGGCTCTTCAGGCTAGACTTAAGCTCTGCAGAGTTACGTTCCACAGCTGCGCGCCAAGCGTCGATGTTGCGCTTCTCAACAGCAGCCCTCTCGTCGCGACTCATCCCATTTCGTACTTCTTCGGGTTTCGGAATCTTGGCCAGATGGGAAAGATCGACAGCCTTCATCGCGCCATCAGGCATCTTGATGTGTACCTCATCGTGGAACTTGCCCGAGTTCAGCAGCGAGGTCAACCCTACTGCGAACAGGGCGAGTTTCTGCTGCGGCCCGGTCATCTCGGCGGTGCGCTCGTCGAAGGCCCCGGCAGTCTTGCGCTCCAGCATCTTGCCGATGAGCTTCTGCGCCGAGGTGACGAACTGCTTGGGCAGCGTCTCGTCGCCTGCGCTCTTCACCAAGTCCGAACTCTTCTTGGACAGGAAGATGCGCCCGTGAGCAATCGTGGAAGTGTCGGTGGTCACGGCCTTGCCGTTCACCATCTTGCGGGTGCTTGTCACGTCACCCCAGCTGCGAGGGTTGTTCTTGCCGTTCTTGCTCACCGGCTCGGCCAGCTCAGGGGCACGTACCTCGACAGGCTCGGCCTCGTCGGGCATCTTGTCGCGCGTGCGCATTACCTGGAAGCGCTCGTTGACCTGTTTCTCATTCAGCCCGTGCTCATCCATCAGATCGTTCATCACGGTGTTGTCACCACTATCACGGGCATGCTGACCAACGCTGATCATATCGTGGCGGACGACGTCCCCACCCGCCTTCGCGTCGTAGGTCGTCGCCTGGCTGCCGTCAGTCAGCTTGCCCTGCGCGCGCTGGACGTTATCGGCGTAGTAGGGGGAGGTCTTGTCGAACGCTCTGCCGCCGTCACCCATGTGGTAGTTCACACCCGCTTCGACCTCGGTCGTGGGACTCTCGAAGGGGTTCTCATCTACAGCCTTGTCGTTGCCGAACCCTTCGTCGCCGTACTCGGTAGCGGCCTTGTCTACGCCGTAGCGAGCCACGCCGGGGCTGTGGTCGCCTCGCAGCGCGTCGATCTTCTCGAGGATCATGTCCTTATGCACGCCGAAGTGCTCATCGAGCACGCCCTCAACACGTTCGTCGCGCCCGCCTTTATCAAGGTAGCGCGAGATCATGTCGGCCAGGTCGGGCACAGTGTCATCACGCATCGTGTCCAGCTTGCTCGGCACAAGATTATCGCGGATAACGTCTTCCACCGCTTTGTAGTGGGAAGTGCGCAGCTTCACAGCTTGGGCCACCTCGGCGGTGAGATTCTCCACTGCGTTCGACTCGTAGCCCGGGGTCATACCTAGTCGCCGCAATGAGTCGAATGCCTTAGCGGCCAGCCCCGGCGTGCTGTCGCCGTAGACACGAATCAGCGCGTCAGGGATGTCTGCAAAGCCGTCCGGCTGAGCGTCCTTGCCGTAGCGCGACAGCACGAAGCGCTTGAGGATGTCAATCGTCGGGCCGGCCACGTCAGCCTCGCCGCCCAGCGCATGGACGGTCTTCAACGTCGGCGCCATGGCGGCTTCGAAGTCGATGTCCTGCTGCGTCCGCTCGAGGTTGTGCTTGATGCCTGCGAGGTCTGCCTTGGCCCCGAGGTCGTCGAGCTTGCCCTTGATCTTCCCCTGCAGCGCCTCAAACTGCTTGCGCATGACCGAGGCGGCTTGCCCGAGAGAGGCAGCTGTCTGATCCTTCTTCTGACGGAACACCACGCCTTTGCTGAAAGTTTCCCACGCCTGCGGGTCTGAGCTCTCCAGCATAGACTGAGCAGCGTGTTTGTCGGCGTTCGAGGCATACTCGTCAGCCAGGATGCGCTGGGCGACGGTTCGCGCCGCCGTATTCTGCGTAGCCTCGTAGTTGTCCATGAAGGCTACCTGCGCCGCTTGCGGCGCAGTCGTGAACGAGTCGGGTATCGGTGGAGGGTTCACTAAGCCGTCCATCTCGGGGTGCTTGGCGCGGAAGTCGGCGGACGTACGGAAGGGATTCTCGAAACCTTTTGTAGCAGCATCGACCCCCGCTTTCCCTGCGCTGAGCGCGTCTTCTATCACGCCGGGAGAGGCCTTTGCGCCGCGCACGGCAAGGTCTGCTGCGCCCCGCGCCCCCGCGTCCATGTAGTCGTGCGCTACGGTCAGCGGCGCGTGAACTGTGCCCATGCCTGCGCCGCCGACGGCTTCGCCGACGCCCGCTTCGAATGTCTGGCGGGGGTTGTAACGCGTCGTCGGGTCGAGCTGCATGATGCTGCCCTGGCCCATCACGTCAGAGGCCGCCGCGCCCGCGCCTTCAAGAGCTGCGTCCGTGGCTAGCACGCCACCTGCGCGCTTGACAGCTTCGCCGAAGCCGGGCTTGAGCAACGCGGTGGGCTTGGCGAAGCGGTTGATTGCCCAGGCAGGGCCTGCCCCTTCGACGACTGCCTGGGCAGCGCCGATGCCGGTGGCACGGATGCGCTTATCCGTCTCGCTCATGCCTGCGGTATTCGGGTTTGCATCCAAGTCCTGCATGTGGCCACCTGCCATGACCGGCTGGTAGGCTGCTGTGGCACCGAGGTAGGCGCCTTTCGTGCCCGCGAGCAGTCTGCCACCGACGCCGCCGGCTAGGGCAATGGGGATGGAACCTGCCGCTTCGCCGAGCTTGCCGGCCACGTAGCGGATGCCTGTGCCGAAGCCGTCGACCTGGTCGGTGGTCTGAATTTCCGGCGCCCACTGCTGTGCTTCGAGCTGGTTCTCACGGGCCGCCTCATTTGCCCCGACATAGCGCTGCACGGAGCCGACTGCGCCGGTCGCAGCGCTACGTAGACCTCGTCCGAAGTCGCCGGTGTTTTCAAGGGCGACCTGTTGAATAGGCTCGGCCAGCACAGGGGCCTCATATATTCCCCGAAGTATTGGCGAGAGTTTACGAGGTTGAGTGGGGTCGAGAACGTCGCGAAGTCCAGCCATGATCTGTGTCCTATCTGTCAGATTTTGTTAGAGTATTATACGTGGAAACAGCAGGCTGTCGGCCTGCTGTTTTTTATAAGCTGCCCACAATAATCGCGCCGAGGATGGCACCGGGAATCATCCCGTTGAAACCGCCTCCGAAAGCGACGATGCCCACAGACGACCCGAGAAACCCACCTATTACCGCGCCAATGATGATTTTCATCGCTTCCAGAACTCCCATTGCTTACTGCACGCGGCCGTTCGTGCCTCTTCCATAGGAAAGCCTTTGTGAACCTCCCGCCAACCCTCTTGCATAGCGGTCGGGGATGAGATGCGCAGGAACCCACTCTTGACACAATCAAAACGAACGCTGCCAAACTCTGACAAGCTCATCTCGGAGAATGCGCCTTTCCGAGCAATGGAATCAGTGTCGTACATCAGCACCTTGTCGCGACTGTAGACCCATTTCTCAGCCTGGACCGAGGGTACACTAGCGAGCAACATCAGCAACACGATCTTTTTCATGTGACCTCCTCGCGTAACTATACACCTCTTTTGGGAGTGTCAATCTGTGTGTCAACAATGCGCTTGCGGTTAAGATCAGGGTTCCCGCCGAAGAGGCCGCCCCCATATACGCGGCTAGCAGGTATCCACGCCCCGTCCCCGCGCTGCAGTTCAAGCTCACCTGTCAGGGAGTTAGTGCGGCGCGATTTATACGCGCCCTCCCTAATGGACCTCGGGGCGTCGACCCCCTCCCCTACAAGGCTCTTTGCCCAGTTGAACCGCGGGGTAGCCGCGCCTGCTGCGTAGGCCTCCTGAGAATCTCTGAACAACTGTTCGTCCGCATCACCCAGCCCAAACCCTTTGTCCGCCAGAGCCTGCGTAATGTAGTCTCGCTCCTTCGAATATGATGCCGCGTCGAGCTTGCCATCAACGGTGTGCTTGTCTTTCAACTGAGACTCGAACTGCTTCAGTTTCGTGTCCCCCCGCCCGATAGCAAACTCCCTCTCCGCCCGTCGCGCATTCCCCTCGGCAATGCCCAGGCTGTCGCGGCGAATGGCGTTTTTCTCCTGCCGATCCTGAGCCAGCGCCTGCGCCACCAAGCCGCGCTCTTCGGCCTTGCCGTCCGACTCGATCTGCTGCTTGACCAGCGCGTTCGCCAGCGGGTTGCTCTCGGCCAGCTTCATCCTGCGGGCGTTCTCAACCTGTGCGGCCAGGCCGGGGATGCCTGCGGCCTGCGACTGAGCGAAAATCAGATCGCCCCGGTCACCCGACGACGCACGAGCCAGGGTAGCCTCGGCCAGCTGGCGGCGCTCGGAGGCGGCCACGGCTTGAGCCTGGTTGTAGCGCTCGTCGCTGACAGAGTTCTGCCCGTTGCCTATTCCGGTGAAGTTGTTGAGCTTGCCGTCCGCACGGGTGGAAGAACCGACCACCTCTGCGTTGGGGCCGTAGTCAAGGCGTTGGGCCTCACCAAGCCCTACAGACTGACGGCTCAGGTCATTGGCCTGGACCATGCCCAGTTTGGGCGCGCTGCGGTCGACACGAATGCCTCGCTTGGCGAAAAATGCGTCCTGCTCAGTCTGCGCCGGATCAACGGCAGCCACGGCTGTGGGCGCTACCCCTACCGGAGGGGGCGTTTTTATGGGGGAATCGTCCGCCCCCGTGAGGCTTCGTACCGCGCCTGCGGTTGCGGCGGTTGCGGCAATCCCCGTTTTTACCGGGTTACTGTTGATGATCTCGCGACCCCGAACGACCAATCCAGGTGCTGGTTCAATAGGCACAGATACATTCGCCGCACGCGCCGCGCTTTGATCCCCTGCGCGCGCCAACCCATCCATCGGTGATCGTGTGAGCACCGACTCAGTGACATCAATGCCTTTCGCGCCGCCCGCGGGCACTTCCTTGACAATATCCTGACGGATGCCCGACTGGAAGTCCCTGCTTGGCGGTGGCGCGTCGAACTTACTCCACGCGGCGGACGTTGAGGGCGCGGGCGCGGGCGCGGGCGCGGGCGCGGGCGTTTTCTCAGCACCGCCACCCACCAAGGACTTTGCCTTACCCCACAGCCCCCCGCGTGCCGCTTTTGCAACTGCACCTTTAGAGGCGATTGATCCTACCCCCATACCCATCATCGGGTCGTCGAGAGGATTGCCCTCGAGCCGCGTCTTTATCCCCGCGTAACTCTGCGGGTCGGATAGATCACGCCCAACCTTCTGAGCTGTCCCCACCGGGTCAACCGCCGCGCCCTGCACCGCGTCGAGGGCTGTATTGACACGGCGTTTTACGCCGCCGTACCAACCTTCGTCGGGGACTGCTCCCTCAGCGTAGTTCCCGCCAGCCCGCAACCCACTCGATGGCCTCTTGCCCGTGGTGTCCTCGATCAGGTCGTGGACTGCTTCCGGGCCGCCGAGGGCCCGCACTGTCTTCGCCGGCAGCACGCCCTCGCCGTTGCTCAGCCAGGTAAGCACTTCGTCAGATGTTCCAGTGCCAGGACCATGAACCATACCCCCTTCGCGGAAGCCCATCGCACCCATCAGTGCCCCGGTCAAACCCTTGCGAATAGGCTTTAGTCCTGGGGTCTGGCGGATGGGCTGAGGTTGAGCTGGCGCTATGGCAGGCTGTGGCGGTTGCTCCACCTGTTCCGGCGCCGCGCCCATCGCCTCGCGTTCCCGGCGCTTAAGCGCCTCGTTTGCGACGTAGCCTGCCACCCCGCCCCCGGCCATGCGTAGCGGGGCACGTCCCTGCAAGCCGCGAAAATTCATCGGGCTATTCGGATCAGGTTTCAGACTGCCGTCCTCATTGCGCCAGCTCGCAGGGTCTCCGAAGGAGTTCCCCTCGTCAGGGGTGACGACTCCCTGAGCCAACGGCAACACCAACGAGTTGCGCTGAGCAGTCAGGCTACTTGGATCAGGCTTCAGGCTTCCATCCTCGTTGCGCCAGCTTGCAGGGGAGCTAAATGGAGCGGCACCCACCACCCCGCCGTCAGCCATGCAGCGAATACCGGACTTGGCCTTTTGTTTGAAGTTCTTCTGCATGTTGTTCATGGCGTACCTCTCAGTGAGTCTGAATTATAGCGTATTAGAGCATCGTACCACACTGCATTAAGTCCCGTTTACCGCGTAGGAAGTTCCCGCCGATGCATGCAGGTTGTTGAACATTGAGGCGGCCATCTGCGCCAGTGCGTTGGACTCGGACAACAGGGCTTTCAGGCGGTCCTCGACCAGTTCGATGTCCACCGCCTGGTTCTTTTCGTCCGCCTGCAGCTTGGCCGTGACGTTGAACTGCTGCACCTGGCTGACCAGCTTCGCCGCGTCAGTACGCGCGCTGTAGAAACTGGACGCCGACGAGATCAGCTTACTCTGCGCGTCGTACCCGATGCCCACGAGCTGGCTGGCCATCTCGGGGCCGGAGGCCAGCGCCTTGATGTACTCGACCGCTGAGTTCAGGGCTATCTGGCGCATGCCCAGGGTCTTTTCCACTGCGAACTTCATCATCTCGACGGACAGCCCTGTAATTTTGCGGCTCGACGCGGCCAGATCGTCCTGCCCTTTCTGCTGGATTTGCAGTACCGCACCGGCGGCCGCGCCGGGTGGAAGCGGGAAGCGGCGGGCGGCGAAAGTGCTCAGCACGGCATCCGAGGCCCTCGCCACCTCAGCCAGGACGCGCGAGCGGTCTTCCTCCAGCAGCTGCGCGGCGACCGCAGCCGGGAGCCCAACGCTGGGGTTGGCCAGCGCGCCTTGTAGCCAGTCCTCGGCAGCCGTGTACGCCGCGCTCTCGTCCGGGAAATACGTCGTCCTGAAGTCGGTGAACTTGGTCGACAGCAGCGCCACCAGCTCCAGGTACTTAGTGTCGAACAGGGACATGACATCGGTCGTCGACAGCGTGGCGGGGATGGCTACAGTCGGCTCCAGGACCGTCGGAACGGCGGCGTCGGCGACGGCGATGTCGGCGATCAGGCCCGCGCCGCTGAGCCAGGTCTCGACGGCGTCGATCTTCGTCTCGAACGCCGTGGTTTTCAGGTTGGCCTGGCCCCACGAGGCGTTGATCAGCGCAGCGGTATTTTGCAGCGCGGCAAGCGCACCGGGGGTGAAATTGCCAGCGGGTACGGAAACAATGTCGGCCATGTCAGATTCTCCTTGTAGTGGTGGTCGGCGCGAAGGACACCGTCGCCAGTGTGAAATCGGCCCCGTCGGTGTTCATCAGCGTCAGGTCGAACCAGGTGGCTCGCAGTCCTTTACCGGGGTCGACCCGCTGCATCTGGGTGTCCGCCGAGATGCTGCGCGCGCTGTAGGTGTAGTCTACCGCGTTCGGCGCCTGGACACGGAGCCTCATGGCGCTGGGCGCATTCACACCCAGGTATACCGCCGGCAAGTGTTTGAGCACTTCCGTGCCGAAGTTCTGCTTGCCGAAGCCCACCGTCGCGTCCACCGGCCCCGCGGTGTGCAGCGAGTAAATCCCGTCCGCCTTCGTACCATAGCTCCCAGACGTGGAAGTAAAGTCCCAACCCGCGTAGCTCGTTGCTGCGTTGCTGGTTAGGTTGATGCACCAGCCGCAGGACATGGCCCGGAAGTAGCCGTCGCAGTCGCTCACCGTCGCAACCCCGCTAGTCGGCGGGACCACGTTGACGTTCTCGGTCATCACGGCCTCGGCCCCGCCCTGTGTGTCCGCCAGCACGAAGCCCCTCGCGCCGAACCAGCCCACGATCGTCTTGGCGGGGTGGGTGAAGACCGTGCCAGGCACTGCGCCGTAGGGCAGCACGTCCAGTATGGTGGACTCCACGTTGCCCAGGTCGCCGGGGATGAAGTAGGTCTTGTCCGCTGCCACGTAGACCCCGCCCTGGTTCGGCGCCGCGACGTTGATTGCGCTGGGGAACGGGATATACCCTTCTGCCGGCAAGTAGTAGCCGGGGCGAAACGGCAGGCCAACGTAGAGCAGGCTGCCTGAGAACGAGCACAACCTTCCGTTGTGGTTGAACAACGTCCCGGCGGGTAGCGGGGCCTCGTAGCGCCCAGTGGTCTCCCTGCCCGTCGCCAGGGCGATCAGGTCGTAGCTCGCGGTACCGAGGGCGACTGCCGCGGCGAGCGTCGGCACTTCACCGTTGGCTGCCGACAGGTATACGTTGATGTGGGTCGCTCCGGACGTGGCCGCCGGCAGCGTGACGCGCAGGCCGCCCGTGCTGGCGAGGGTGTAGTTGGTCGAGGCCGCCGCCCCGCCCTCCTCGCCGGTCACGCTGTTGCTGTAGCTGACGCTGACCTGATAGTCACCCTTGAGGAGCTCGCCACCAATCAGAGCCACCGCAGGGGATGCCGGCGTAGGCAGCCCCATTGGATAGGTCACGCCTGCGGTGACGCGCCCGCGGTCCGTGCCGTTGGAGAAATACCAGCTGTCGCCCAGTACGGCGTAACTCATGCGGGCATCGCTGGCCAGCACCTTGAGCAGCGTCTCGGTGTAGGCCGGCAACGTAACGGCGTAGAGCACCGAAGCCCTGACCATGAAGCCTGTCGTCTCGCTCGTCATGTGCAGGGAGTGGGCGTTGGCCATCGCTTGCAGCAGAGCGGTCCCGGCGCGGCGGTGAATCCTGCCGGCGTCGTCAATGTCCACGTTCTCCGCGGCGCTCAGGAAGTCGCCAGTTCTGGGCACATGCAGGGCCGTGTCCGGCAGCCGGTTGTTGATGCCGAGGAATGGCCCGAGAGATTTTGTTTGCATGTTGTTTCCTTTAGGCCCAGCCAACGAAGCGGCGATTAGCGTCGACAGACGCGGAGGATTTCAATCCCTCTGACATGACATAGCGCTTGCTCGCGCTGGTGTAGGTGTACATGCCTCGGTCGTAGTACGGGTAGGTATAGTCGACTTCGAACAGCTGGGAGTAGCTACCGCCCGGTGACCCCTGAACGCCGGAGATCGTGGCGTTGAAGCAGTAGACGCTGGTGGTTTGGTCGGCGGGCGCAGCGGCAGTGGTGGAGTAGGTGACATTCGCGTTTATCCCGTACCAACCGTTCGACATGACGGCTGCCCACGGTTCGACGTCGTACGCCACGCCCGAGTACCAGCCTATCCCAGAGAAACCGCACACCCCGTCGTCGGAGGTAACCGTGTGCGTGAACGCGTCAGATTGATTATAGGCGTACGTGGCGACATACGCCGCCTCGCAGTCCCCGCCGGGGAGCACTAGCGTCCACGCGCTGTTGACGGCGCCGATCCACGTGTATCTCGTTAACGTGATCCTGCACATGGTCATGAATGCGGGTCTATCTGCGTCCCCAGGGTGGCCGCTATCGTACGGTTCCCCCCCAACTCCGCCTACTGGGGAGCAATAGCTGCCCCCAACATTGCCGCTAAAGTCAACGGAGGCCACGACAGTTCCCCCCACGGCTACAGACTTCGTAAGATAGATGTGCGTGCCGGACGCCGAGCTTCCGGCGTACGCCGCACTGCCGACGGTCACGCCCATCGTGGTACTGGCACTAAGACTGTGGGATTCGTAAGTCATCCCTGCGGTTGCGGGCATGTAGGCGTATTCATAGACGTTTGTGATGTTCAGATCGATCGTCGAGCAGAACGAAAGACCGGAATAACTCTGGGTGTAGAGCGGGAACGGTCCGGTCGCGACAGAGCGCGACATCGTTATCGGCATCCACACGTCGTCTTTGTAGTAGCCATACACGGGCACGCCGCTGAAATTGAAGGCAGGCTTCACACCCGTCCTGTTGGTAGCCAAAGAAACGTGCCCCAGCCGCGTACCGAGGTCGCTCTCAGGCGCGAAGATGTTGTAGACGCCCCAGCCATCAGTCCACTCCCCGCCGGCTACGACGGCGCTGGTCAGGGAGAGCGCACCGGCCTCGTAGGAGAAAACCACGTTGATGGTTGACGCCTTCCAGCGCAGGTCGCCTGCGCCAGTACCCAGCGTCTCGTGCACGACGATTGAGGCCTTACTGCCGTCGCTGTTCCACTTCCAACCATAGGCCAGCGGGCCGCCAGCGGCCCCCGCAAACGCTCCGATGAGCTGGGGGTTGGCAGTATCTATGGTGCTGTGCGCGAAGATGTACGCTTCGAGTTCGACCCTCTCCCCAGCACCTAGAGTGCCTGCGGCGAGGCGGCTCTTGTACTCGTCGAGGAGAGCTTTCCCGGCGACGCCTTGCTTGATGGCGTAGGCCGTGGCCAGGTAGCCCGTTCCCGTCGGCTTGGTAATGGTGATCAACCAGAAGGTTCCGTCGGGCGCAGTGAATATGCCCGGCGAGTGGTGCGCCCATAACCCAAACTGGACCGAAAAACCCGCGGACTCGTATTTCAGAATAGTCGATGAGCCGATGGTCTCCACCACGAGCGGGAACGCGGCCAGCGTTTCCATTGCGCCGTACTGCGCCTGCAAGAAAAGCCGCATTTTTCCCGAGAACAGCGACGACGGAAAAAGGCAGGATATTTTCTTTGTGAGCGTCGCCCCGCCGTACGCCGTCTGGCTGGCTGCATCCGTCGTTGCGTCGGCGCTCTTTGGGTAGCCTATGGCGCGCGAGTACATGCCCTCCGTGAGCGCTGGTTGATTTTCCTGAGCGCCGAAAGAGGGCGGCGCTCCTGCGATATACCCCAGGTACTCGCCCGTGGCCGGGATATCCAGGAAGTGCCACTTCGCCGAGTCCAGTCTATCCGGGTTTAACTCTCCAGGGTAAGTCCACTCCAACTGGCCCGACTCCATGTAAATGTCGTACGTCACCACGTTGTCCGTCGGCGCCAAGGAGGTTGTGAACTGCGGCATTCCGTTCTTGGTGTCGCAGCGCGTCACGCTGCCGTCCAGGTTGGTCTGGTAGCGGGTTCTATACCCGTCGGTGCCGCCGAGCGCGTCGAGCATCTGGCGTTCGTTCGCCGTCCCCGTAGCCCCGCCGTGGCGGGTCGGGAAGAGCTGGCCGAATTTCTTGTCGTTGTAAGCCATCTAGCAGTGCCCCACAACAGCGGGGGCGGGTTCCCTCGCGTAGCCTACAATATTAAGTGGACCGGCAACCTGACCGAAATAGGACATCGTCGTGGAGCCTGATGCGCTCCCCTCTACAGGTACCACTGCGGAGATAGGGCCCTGCGCACCGAGCTTGCAGGCAATCGCCCCGGTAAACGAGAAAGCCCCTGCAGCCGTACCGCACCGTCCGTGGCTCCCAGAGGTAGTGGCATAAAAAGGCATCCCTGCTGTCACCCCCGCCACCGTCCCTCGTACCCCTACTGCCGCCGCGTTAAAGCTCAGTACCCCTGCTCCTCGCCCGCATGGGGCTGCCGACCCCAACACCTCCGCTGTGAACGCCAACTCTATTGCCAGCAATGAGGTTGAGACGGCTGTTACCCCCGTCACCACCCCGGAGAACGGCAGGTCGGCTGTGGCGACTGCTACGCCGCTGGCGATGCTGATGGCCATCGCCGAGAAGGGAATATTCCCTGCGCCTACACCGACCGCGGCAACTTTGCCAGAGGCCACCGCTGAGAAAGGGATGGTGACGGAAACAACGCTGGTTGTGTACTGCTCGCCGAGCACCGTTACAGCAATCGGCAGCCTCGCGTTGACCAACGCCGTAGCGTACTGGCTGCCTGCGGCGGCTGCCGAGAAGGTCAGCTTCGAAAGGATCGAGCCTTGGACGTGACCCGATCCTTGCGCAACCGCTGTGAACGGGACCCCCGTGCTTATATCGCTGCGGACACCGTGACCTGCACTGACCACGGCTGACAGCGGGATCGTGGTGGCAGTTGCTCCTGTGGGGCCGTGGCCCGCAGAAACGGTAGCCGAGACAGGCAGTGTCGCAGCAGAAGTCCCTACCGCAGCTGCGAGACCTTGAACATCGGCGGAGAAGGGAAAAACCGCTACAACAGTAACGGCGTCCGAGGCACCTGCACCCGCAGCTGCGCCGAGAGGGGACTCCGAGAGTGCGCCTGAGCCGAGGCTCATGGCTTAGACGTACTGACCGCCGGTGGCGGTGGTGCCTGCAACGTCGCCGGGCAAGGTGACGCCAGAGCTAACGACACCATTTGTGACAGTCTCGTAGCTTTTACCCGTGGCCGACCCAGAATATGTATTGTTCTCAAGAAGGATGACTCCGCCGGTGATCGCATTTGCAAACGCAATTGAAAAGCTGGGGGTGCCGGTGATGGTTACGGTAGCACCTTGATTGCGCACAAACCCTGCCGTTGCCCGAATGTGGTATGGGGCCGCCCCGGATATTCCATAATTGCCAGAGCTACTGATAACGCCGTTGTCGCTGGCGAGCACTTGGCCAACGGCACAGGCCCCGAAATCAATATTGGCATAAGTGATGCTGCCGTTAATTTTTGCCTGCAATCCCACCCCGGCAGTACTGGTGACCTTAAAAGACTGACAGATGAGCGCCGCCCCATTCTGGGCAATTATCGTGTTACCGGTTGATGCGGTCACCAGCACGTTTGCACGAGTCGTCGCGTTGCCTAAAAGTTTTACCGTACCGCTCCCGAGCCACGGATTATTTACCACGACGTTACCTGTGTAGGTGCCATCGGCCAGTTGGATCGTTACATCGTATGTTGCTATGTCTAATAAGGCAACAACATTTACCGCCTTCTGAATCGTCAAAAACGCCCCGCCCGCCGTGTTCTCCAACCCGATGTTGGTATCAACGCCGTCGGTGCGCACGTAATACGTCCGCCCCGCCGTCAGCCGCTCGCGCGGCCAAGCCGCCTGCACTGCCGGCATAGTGATGTAGACCTGCTTGGTGCCGGCCGAGAGGGTGACCACCGAGCCTGCGTTACTGCTAGAGGTGATCGTGGTGCGCGTCAGAGTGGACGCCGCAGAGTAGGTGCCTAGGCCGCACTCCCACTCCCCTGTCGGCGTGCCATTGGCGTCCACGCCTTGCAGCGCGTAGTAGAGCGTATCGCCCACCGCGCACTTTGCGGCGAAGGTCTGGAACCCGGTCATCGCTCCGGCTAGGGTCAGCGCGCCAGCCCCCGTCGTAGTCGACGTCTCCTTGACGCGGTCTGCGATGACGAACGCCATATTACGCCACCGAGAGCACGAAGGAGGAGATCAGGATTGGCCCGCCGATGACGATGTTGGTGGTGTTCAGCTGCATCGTGCCGCCTCCGCCGGTAGTGGTGATGTCGATATCCATGACGGTCACGCCGGCGCTGTCCGCGACCCGCGCCCACGCGGCGGTGCCCGTGGCGTCCGCAGAAGAGTCCTGGGTGATGGCCGACATGGTCAGCGCGCCCGCCGCCACTGTGCCGCACGGATCGGAGAAAGTCAGCGTGCCGAGCAGCACCTGTGCGACGATGGCATCGGCCGGCGTGGTCGGCATCGCTCCCGTGTAGACCTTGACCGTACCCGCTCCCACCCCTGCATCGATGGCGACCTGAACGGGGGTGAGGCAGGAGTTCTTGACAGCAGTGAGAAAGCGGATAATAGCCATGTCGTGTTTCCTTTAGATTGACTAATTAGATTATATCAGATTGTGTCAGAGCCTACCATTTAACGCCAACCCCCGCCCCGGCGAACGCGGACCCGTCGGTGTCCAGCGTCGCCGTTGCGCCGAGATTGATGCCCTTGATCTGAATCAAGTCCTCGCGCAGCGTCAGCCTCCCTACTCTTGCCAGTCCGTTCTTGATACCGTAATCCAGCCGGATTTCCCCGGTCTGCTGCGCCGTCAGCCACGGGTAGGCTTCGCGGCGCGTGATCGTGGTGCTCTCCCCGGTCTCGCTGTTGACCACAGTGGTCACGGTTTGCGGGAGGTAGTCATGCTTCAGCGTGGTCGAGGCCAGCACGTACTGGTTGTCGTCCTGCTGGATGGGGTCGGGAAGATTGAGTTTCTTCTTCGCCTGGGGCGCGTAGACCCTGAGCTTCTTCGGGGCGATCTCGACTTTCGGCACGGCGGCGAGCTGCTTGCTCGGCGCAGCCTCGGCCCACTGCCCGCTGAGTGCTGGTGCAGGGGTGAAGTGGTCCCACAGAACGTAGGCTACGAGAACGAACAGAATACCCAGCAAGACATTGGCGCGCGTCATTTGGCCGCCAGGTCGATATTGGTTTTGAACCGCAGCAGGATGTTGGCCACGATCACTGCGCCCATTGCGTACTTGAAAAATTGCTCAGGCACGTAGGGCTGTATCTGCGGGAAGGTCAACTGAAGCTCCGGCAGACCGAGCAGCACCGCGCCGAACACGCTGTTCACCCAGATCGTCATCGACCTGACCGCCCCTTGCAACCGCCGCTTCAGCATTCGAATTTTCATGTCAGACTCCTACGGTGTAGGTAGTTCCGTTGGGGCCGAAGTGGGCCGTCATCACCAGGCGACGCATCGCCGGGGCAAAGCTGATATGCACCCAGGTTCCCTCCTGAATGCACTTGTCGAACGGGACGTTGTCTTTTTCCAGCGCCTTGACGATGGCGATGGGCGGCCCATACTCGACGCAGGTGAAGTCCACCGCGAGCCCATCCATGTGCGCCGAGCCTTTTGCGCCGCCGATGGCCTTGTTCAGTGCTTCGCAGCGGTAGCCTGAGTTGAGCCGGATCGGCTCGCCCAGCAGCTCGCGCACCATCTCCATGCCGTTGGCTGCCAGTTGCAGGTTGGCGCGGACGCCGTCGTCAGGAGTGTTGTCGATCCCCAGGCGCTGCGCCGTGTCTGAGAAAGTCAATTCTTCGAGCGTGAAGTGCGGGGTGAGATTCACTGGACTTTATCCTGATAGGCGCGCGCATTAATCTCGTTGTCGAGTTCGTCCAGCCGCTGCTTTTCGACCTGCTCGCACTTGGCGCATATCTCCTCGCCGAGTTGGGGGCGGAACACGGCCGCGCAGGCGGGACAGAGCACTACGTTATGTGATTTCATTTCGCTGCCATCCTCAGCCACACCCACGCCGCCGCGCCGGCGACCATGACCGGGGACACCCATACAACAAACGACCTCAGCCCCTTGGCCCCCCGTATCAGCGCCACCAGCTCCGCGGTGTTGTCGGCGATTGAACGGGTCAGTTTCGTATTTTCCTCGATGGAAGCCTCGAATTTCGCGTGAGCCTCTATGTGCTTTTTCACGGTTACTTCGAGGATGTCGATTCGTTCGTGCGCGCGGCGGTCTTCCATTCAGTCCCCTTTACCTTGTTCTTAAACACCCGCTTTGTCGGCGGCATGGAGGTACTCATCGGGCATTTGCTTACGTTCGAATTCGCGGATGTAACGGGTTGAGTATGCTAGAAGATCACCCCAGAAGTACGCGGCCTCCAGTTCACGTTGTCACCTCACCCACCGTGACCACGACGTCTTCGGAGTCTATTTCCGTCACAACACCCGTGGCCGTGACTTCCAGCTCGAGGTCGGTGACCCCTTTCTTCCAGGTCAGAGCGGCCGTAACTGTAGCATTGATGGTCTCGGTGATGGTGTGCGCGGTGTTGTCGATAACCAGTCCGCCGGAGGTCGTGTCCAGGCGCAGTAGCTCAGTGCCGCCAATCTTGTCCTTGATGCTGCGCCGCGCGGTGCAGCCGACCATGTCCACCGGGGTGAGGAACTGCAGGTAGCCGCCGGACACATACGCGCTGAATTCCGCGGCGTTGATGTCATTGATGGTGACGTTGTCCACGTCCGCGACGGTGACCATGTGGTAGTCCTTGTCCTTCGGCGGCACGCTGCCGTTGATCTGGGTCATGCCCTTGACCGAAACGACGGCCACATACTGGCCGTTCACCAGGCCGTGGGCAATGGCTTTGATGCCCACAGGGGCTGTCTGTGTGATCGCGGTGATCGCCTTGTAGATGTAGGGCGGGGCAGTCGGCCTGAGAACCCGGCTGAAAGTCTTGCCCTTCTTGATCGTGATGGTCATCAGATGCCTCCGCAGCCGCTGATGCTCATTACGCCACCGCTTTATAGAACAACACTACATCGGTCGTACCCGCGATCCAGTCAATTGACAGCCCGTTCGGACAGGCGATGCCCTCCGGTCCGAACCACTCGCGAGCGCTCCCATCCGCCCCCAGTTCCACCGGGATAATCACGGTGCCGCCGGCGGCAGTTGCCCCATGAATAATCTGGAAGGTCGCGACGGCGGCGACTGCTGCCGATTCTCGGCATGCGAAACCAACCAGGCGCAACCCCGCCGCGGCGGCCACAGCTGCGTTGACGTCTGCGGCAACGGCTGAATTGACGTCAGCCGAGGCGGCCACCATGATGCCGGTGCCTGGGATTTCGCCGACGCTACCCGTATTCGCCTGCAACATAACATGTTGCGCACCGGATGTACTTCGGTTCTCTACAGGCAAACCCGTGGTAGCATCATGAGAGCAACTCACCTGGGATTCACTAGCCATTTGATTCTCCTTAAATTCCGCCGTAAACTACAGAACGAACCGGCTTCGACTTGTAGCGCTCCGCCTCGGCCTTCGCCTTGGCGCAGTACGCCGTGAAGCGCGCCTCGTTGTCGGTTGCCCGCCCCCGGTCGAAGGTCTCGGCGTCCTGCTTCTGGTAGGCCTGTGCCTTCATCCCCAGCAGCAGGTAAATGTGATGCTCTTCGCCGATCTCGAACCCCTGCCCGTCACCGGTAATCGCCGCCAGTGGCAAGCGATAGGTGACGAGGTTCACCGTATCGTCGACGACCGGCACCTGCGCCCAGCGCACCTTGCCACGCTCGAGGCCGACGATCATGTTTCTGACCGGGCCGGGCTGCGACGCGGCATTGAGGGAACGAAGCACGCCGTAATCGGAGGTGGTGAGCTTGGCGGTGTCCTGCGTGTTGATAATGTTCAGCTCCGCGCCAGTCGAGGCGAGGAACGCCTGGCGGAACTTCAGAATAGAGGGGTGGACATCGGAAAAGGCTTCCCCGGCGGAGACCGAAACCTCGGTCGCCGACGAGGTAGCGTCGCCGATTCCATCCGTGTCGCGCACGAAGAGCTTGTAGGCCGCGTCCATGTACCCCCACACCTCGTCTTCCGACCAGAGGTAGGGCTTCTCGACGTCGACGACGTCCGAGCGGAAGCGGTCGTACAGCTCGCCGGAGTTCACTCAGCAGTGCCCTTGGCGGCGAGGTACTCGTCCCACGCAGCGGACAGCTCCTTGGCGTCGATGGGGAAGCCCAGCAACTCGGTTACGGCCTTCTTGGCAGGACGACCCGCGGCGGTGAAGTCTTCGCGGTAGCCGGGTTGTCCGCTGCGCTCTTCCAGCATCTTGAAGGCGGTCACGATGTTCGCAGCGCGGTCATCGGGGCTCATCAGCAGTTTGGGTTCCTCTTCTTTGCCGAGCACGTCCACCGGGCCGTCGACACAGACCGCGCCGATGGCGACAACGGCATTGACGCAGACAGGGGGGACGTAGGTTGGCTCGCCTTTTTTGAACTCCAGCACATGGCCGTGTCCTGTGGCAAACATGTAGTTGCGGTTCAATACAAATTCGGGCATGACTATCTCCTCAAAAGGTCAAAAAACCTGGGACTTCGGTCCCAGGAAACATCCACCAAGGATTAGGCTGCGCTCACCTCGTTACCGCGACCGTCCATTACGTACTGGATACGGACGCGGACTTTTCCGGCCGTGGCGTTGGCCACGGTGTAGGCGATGGTCAGGCGTACGTTCGCGCCGCCGTTGCTGGCCAGCGCTGCGGTCATCAACAGCGGGGTGCGCGTGTTGGCGCCCTGCATGATCGAGGTCGAGCCCAGGTAGGCGCCGGTGGTACCGGCAATGCCCACCAGGATCGTGGCTGCGGTACAGCCGGCGAAGGCTGTCTCCTCGATCACCTCGCCGCCGACGACCACCGCGCCGTAAGGCAGTGGGATGGCGTCGAAAGTGATGGTGTTGGCGACAGGGCCTGTGAGGGCCGGTTCAGTGGGGTCAACCGACAGTGCGACGGTGGAACCCAGGGTTTTCTTGGTGCCATCGGCACTGTCGATCACCCAGTCCTTGTGATTGAAAACGAAGTCGGCAGACAGAACTCCCTGCGCAGTGCGTGCGGCTATTTTCTTGGCCATGGTGATGTATCTCCTGAATTCGTTGGCACCGAGTCCGCCCGGACCCAGTGCTGTGCAGCCTTAGATTGCGGTGTAAATGCTCAGCACGCCGTGATCTTCCACGGTGTTGCCCGAGTATTGGGTGTAGAACTGGGGCTTCTTGAAGCCCAGAATCTTGCCGGTCTCGATGCCCTGCTGGTTGCCGTAGTCGAACTCTTTCTCGTTCCACTCGGGCTCGCCCAGATCAGCCATGCCCAGGGCTTGTGCGCCGCAGAACAGGATTTGCTGGCCGTCGATCGCGCCGGCGCCACCCCACTTGCTGCCGGAAGTAGCCAGGCGAGTGTTGTAGACGTGGCGGAACTCGTGCAGGTAGATGCCGTCGATCTTGACTGCGCCGCCGCTGAAGAGGTTGTCGTTCTTGTTGCTCTGGGTGTAGCGCAAGTTGGCCATGTACGTCGGGTCCAGCTTCAGGCGCGACATGCCTTGCGGGGTGATGAAGGCGTGGAAAGTCTCTTCTCCGCCCTTCTCCTTAATGCCGCGAATGTAGTTGTCCTTGGCGTAGGCCTTGGCCTGCACGAACATCTCCCAGCAGGGGTAGTCGCCGGTGCCGGTTGCGCCAGCCACGATGCCGCCAGTGCCCGTTCCCCACAGTATGGACTTGGTGCCTTCGTCCCACTGACCGTAGCGCTTGGCGCTCGGGGCGGTGACGTCAGCAGCGAACTCCAGGAACGGCAGGTCGGAACCTACGCGGGGTGCGCCCGAGTTCTTCTGGCTGTACGCCACGCCGGACATGGTCAGGAACGCCAGCTGGTCGATACGATCGGCGAGCTGGTAAGCCAGTTTGTCGCGGGACTCGGTACGGAAGTTGACGATCGACTTCTGGTCGGCCATCTTGCCTTCGTGACGGTTGGCGAAGCGCATCTGGTCGATGCGGATCACCTGGTCGTACGACTTCAGCGCCTCTTCGTTACCTTCCAGCGTGCGGTCGCCCGCAACGCCGTCGCCTTCGGAGTCGGCCAGCAGCGTGATCACTGCGCGGGCGCCCTTCTCGGACTTCTTCAGTTCGGTGACATGCTGGATCAGGGAATTGGAACCTGCGCCGAGGAACTGGCCGACGAAGGACATGTTGCGGGCCTGAGACCAGAGGTCTTTGCTCCAGGTGGTTTTCTGCTCGTTGGTGAGCAGTGCGAAGTTGGTCATTGACATGGTGAGGCTCCTATAGTTAAAAGACGATTTCTCCAACACACTCTCGCGGCGTCTGCGTCTGCCTGTGTCGATGGCAAAGTTCGAGAAAACGGCGTTTAACGGAGTCGAACCGGCTGGGATGTCGCACCCAGCTGCGCGATGCCGATATAATCCTCGGCGGGGATGACCACTAGCGGCGGTCAGTCGTTATAGCGCGACTCTATCAGAGATTATAAGACTCTGCAAGGAAACTTACAGGAAGTCCCCCCTCATCTTCGCCTTGGTTGCTTCAGGCAGTGCGTTGAACTCCTTGTCGGTCATGTCCTTGGCGTTCGGTGTCTGGGCGGTCTGACCTGCCTTGTCACTGTCCATCCCTGCCGCGCTGGAGTTAGCCGGCTGGCGCCCGGCGGCATCTAGGTTCTTGGCTATGGCAGCTGCTTTGCGGTCGCTGCCGGTGTTTGCGGCTCCCAGCCCGGTCTTTTCACCCCCGGTCTCGCCAGGCGCTTTACGCCCCATCACCGACTCGACGGCCTTAGCCAGCGCCTTCGAAGGCGACAGGCGCAGGCGCTCCATCAGACCGTTCTGCTTGTCGAGGATGTCATCGACCAGATCCTGGTCATAGTCGTCATGCCCTCCCACCAGTTGGGGGTACTTCTCCTCGAGGCGTTCGACCGTCATCTCCATGCGCATGTCTTCTAGCGCCTGGTCCTTGGCCTGCCCGGTGAGCTGACCGGACTCGGCGATGGCAATCTGACGGTTCAGGTAGTCCGCCTGGGAACTGATGTCTGCGGCCTTCTCCTCGTTGCCGTCCAGCAGCGCAGCCCTCTCCTGTTTGCGTAGCGCAGCTACGTCGGCGACGGCTTTCTCCACGTCCAGGTTGCGCTGGACCTTGCCAATCGAGGCTTCCAGCTCGGTAGCTCGGCGCTCGGCGGCTTCGCGAAGCTCGCGCTCTTTCCCGAGCTGTGCGTCGAAGCGGTCCTTGGGGATCATTGGGCCTGGCGAGGCGTCAGGGTCTTTGTCCTTCTTGGCGAACTTGCCCTCGGCATCGCGGGGCTTGCCCAGTTCCTCGATGGCAAGTTCTTCCGCGGTCGGCTCGATCTTTTCTTCGACTGCCGCCGCGGCCGGGGCGATGATGTCGCCACGGGCGATAGCGGCTGCGTCGTCGTCGCCGGATGCGCTACCTGCAGTGCCGTCGTCAGCGGCGTCCATCAGTCGGGCAAACAGGGAGTGAGTTTTGCGGTTCATGGGTTATTCTCCTTTGGTGGGTTGTGCTGCTTGTGCGAACGCGGCCGCTCTTGTGGCGTCTGCGTTCTCTTGTTGTTTCCGCTCTGCCAGCTGTTTCTGGTGTTCGTGGGCGTCTGCCTTGAGGGCGAACTCCCGCTCGGCGAGGTCTTTCTTGTGCGCGTGCTCGTCTTCCTTCAGCGCGAACTCTCGATCCTGCGTCTGCGCCTGCTGCTCGGCTGCCGGGTCGATGCCGTCGCCTGCGCCGATCTCGGCTTCGGTGGCCTGTGCCTCGGCGAGGGTCTTTTCGACCTGGGCCATGCGCAGCTTCGCGCTGGCCTGCTTGTCCATGGCCTCGGCCTCCAGCTTCACTACGGCAGCCTCGGCGGCGCGCGCCTTGAGGGCGGCGTCTCGCTGGGCTTCCGGCGAGTCCTGATTGCCGGCCATTTCCTTGATCATGTCCGCCTTGCGCTGCAGGCGGCTGGCCTCGATGGCAAAGTGCTCGGGTATGTTCATCCCCGCCTCGCGCATTGCCATAATCTGCTCGAACTGGCTGTCCTCCATCGTCGCCCTGGCCGGGGTCGAAGTGACGATGATCTCGTACTCGCCCATGGTCAGGTCGTTGACGATCTCCCCCGTCACCTCGTCGTACTGGTTCACCGTGACCTCGTCGGTCTCGTGGGAGGCATCCCCCTTGATGCTCGTGACCAGGCGCTCTTCGGTGTAGAACTCCTGCACGATGTCGAGCACGTTGCGGGCGATCATCCAGTCCGTGCGCTCGAGGTTGTCGAGGGTTTTCGACATGCCCGCCGCCCCCCGCTGCTGTTTGTAGGCGATGGCCTTCGCGGCGACGTCCTCGCGGTCGAAGCCCTGCATGCTGTCGCTCACCGCGCTGATGGTCTTGATGTGCTCCTCGGCCTTGTAGCTGATGCGGTCGAGACCTTGCGGGGTAGCGTTCGGGGTGATCTTCTCGGCGTTGCTGATGTCGTCCAGCTCAAGCACCAGCCCTGTGGAGGCGCCATTCTGCTCGAGCTCCTCGATGGACATGTTCTTCAGGGTGCCTTTCTTGATCTTCCACCCGCTGTTCGCGGTGGTGTTGACCACGTGTAGTTCCTGGCTGGAGACCTTGTTCAGCAGTTCCTGGCTGCCGAGCAGGTTCTCCACCACGCCCACCGTCTTGCCATAGCGGAAGAATGGGAAGTACGGCACCACGGTGAAGTGTTTGTAGGGGCTCCAGTCGTCGTGCAGCAGTACGTTGTCTGCGGTGACACACCAGCGCACACGCTTGACCAGCTTCTTCGTCGTGGAGAGGCTCCCTTGGCTCTTCTCGAGCACCGATGCGATCTTGTTCCTGTCCCAGGCGTTCGGGATGGGCCTCATATCCCCGGTTTTCACGTCGACGAAGTGCAGCTGCTTGTCGAGCTTGCGGTACTGGCGGTCGAGCACGCGGATGTTCCTGCGCACGCCGTCCTGCTCGGGAGGGCCGAGGTAGCTGGCGATGGGTAGCGGCCCTGAGAAGCGGTCGCGCACCCGCTCGATGCTGTCGTAGCCGTATATGAAGGAACTGCCTTCCTTGTTCTTCAGGTACTCCGCGTCTTCCTCGGAGTACAGGATGGCCACATCCTGCGGGGTCATCCACTTGGTGGTTATCACATCCATCCACTTGTCGGGGTCATACTCCTCGGCATCCGGGTCGATCATCACATTCTTCGAGTTCAGGTTCTCGATCCGCACCTCGCCCTTCATGCTGTCGGTGAAGTCGAGGCGAATGTCGACGAAGCCTCGAGAGCGGATCAGTCCGTCCGCGAACAGCTCGGAGCGCACCCACGGCATCTGGTTGTTCTGGGCGATCTGCATCCACACCTTGGTCAACGCCTCGGCGGTATCTGGTTCGGACCCGTTTGCCGGGCGGTACAGGATTTCACTACGGTTGTTGATCTGCTCGCCGAGGATGGTGGAGAGCGTGGAGAGAATCTTGTTGATGGTCAGGGCGGGGCGGCGCTGCAGGGTCAGTGCGTTGAGGTCCTTGAGTTCCCACTGGTTGCCGATGGTGAACTCGTCGCAACGGTAGGCTTTCTCAAGGAATGCCAGGTGCCCACGGTCTCTACAATACTGGTACCTCACCCACTGCGCATAGGCGGCTGCGTCGTTAATCGGCATTAGCTGTCCCTCATTTCATCGCGGGTTGTGCGAAGAGTTTCATAGAGGGCCTGAAGGGTGGGTTCGTCGGCGCTGCGCAGATAATCCTGCGCCCACGCCCAGTCAGGGTTGTGCTGATTCCCGGTAAAGCGGGCCGTCCCCTGTTTTGTATAGGCGACGGCCATCTCCATCGTTGGAATGCCTACACCGTTGATAGCATCAATCAGGAGTGTTCTCATCATTTCAAGAACCTGAGTTTGTAGGTCGTGGAATCTACCAAGGCGACGATCTCGTCAATGATGTTCTGGAGGGCTGTGTCCTTGCGGTCTGCGCACTCGAACCGACAGGCGGAAATGTGCTTCTGCAGGGCGCCCATCAGGTCGAGGGGTTCAGTGTGGGCGGTGTAGCGGATGGGGAAGCTCTCAATCAGCCCGTAGCGACCCTGGTAGGCCTCAGCCAGCGCGTCTGCGAGACCTACGATACCGTCGTAGAACTCGTTCAGGGCCACGTGGGTAGCGTAGGAGCGAGTGCGTAAGTGCATGACGTGCGCCGCTGTTCGCGCGTGAAACAACAGCATGATCAGTTCGCCCAAAGCCGTGCTCCCTTTAGATTTTGTCAGAGAGTAGCAGAGAGTTGAGGAAATGTAAACTACGCCGACATGTGGCCGCCATCCCCGCGCCCCAGGTTCTTCAGCTTGTCGCGCCAGCTCTTTAGCTCCTTGGGCTGCGGGAGCTTCGGCGCCGAGCGGGACAGCGTAAGGCGCACGGCCCAGGCTGTGGCGTCTATGCAGTTATGCACGACCACCCCGCCGTGGATCAGGAAATTTCGCGTCCCCGCCACGTCGAAGTTATATGTCGGTTGGAACCCGGTCCTCCGGGCTGAGACGACCTTCACGAATAGCCTGTCGGTATCGCTCGTGGCGTGCTGGGTTACTCGTAAGTCTTCGGGCGTTGTTAGCACATTTTCTATTGCAGAATACGGAGCCATTAGGTAGGCGGGAAAGAACCTCTCGCCCGCAGGCCGAACATTCGCGCTTGTGTTTGTCGGCGCCTGTTTCTCGGCAAGTTTGACAGTAGCTTGAGGCGTTCCCTTTTGCGAGCCGCATTGTTGCCCCGCAACACTTGCACTTTCGCGAAATATGTTTCTCTGCGTATCGCTTTTTATCTCGGCAGCTCTCGGAGCAGAACAAACTATGCCCGACACCGTGGGGGCCGGGGATGAATTCTGTGCTGCAATACTCGCACTTAATAGGCGTCGAATAAACGTCGTCACTGTGCTTGTTAGTTTGCTTGCAACGGCACTTTTGTGAGCAATAAATCGTAGCGTCGTTATCGCGAAGTTTAAGAGTAAATTCTTTCTTGCACTCGGGGCATGTTCGACTGCGTGCAACACCTTTTCGCAGCCTTCTAGGGCTGGTGTAAGCGCCGGCTTTCGCAGCGGCAGCCTTGCTTCGGATATTCTCGAGGTGCAGTAGTTGCTCTGAAGTTCTACCGTGAGCACACCTTGATTCTGAGTGTTCACCAGCATGTTCTTTAGCTGAGAGGCACTGTAAGTTATCCAGTTCGTTATTATCTTTATTATCGTCTTTGTGGTGGATATGAGCGCCCACAGGTTGTTCCCCGTAAATGCGAGCATAGGCGTACTGATGGAGCCACAGACGTTTACCATCGACGGTTGTTGTGGACTGGTAATAACCCCTCCCTTTTTTCCCCCACTTAAGGCCGTATCTCTGAATTTGCATAAGTTCTTCCTCACTATTTGGCTGGCGCTGGTTAAATCGCCCGCGTAGACATACCCCGTTGAAGTGAGTACGGGGTGCGCAGGAGTGATTTCCAAAATAGTGCCGTCGTCTAGCACCACCTCCAGCAACAGTTTTACCCCTGTGCAGTGATAGTCACTGACAATCCCAACAATAACGTTGGTTCCGTCGTAAGTAAGCACCTCGTCCCCGTCCTTCAGCGAGCCCATTCTCACAGCTCTGAGAGGGCAGTCTACCATAGTGTCGTCAGAAAAGCAATCATCGTGCTTCCCTGCCGGGAACCTCAGCAATTCGCGCTGGTACGTCGGAAACCAGCTGGCTTCCTTGGGGTAGTAGACCTTGCCGAGCTGCATCCGCCCTTTCAACGGGTTCGCGCGCACCATCTTGTCGGTCAGCGGCACCAGGGTCTCGTAGGCCGGGTACATGCGACGTTCCTCGCAGCGCTTGGTGAACTGGGACTTGAGCGTCTTCCATATCTGCCCGTCCTCAACACCCAGCAGTGAGGACCCGACGTCCTTGGTGCACCACTGCTCGTAGTAGTCGAGCATGGTGTCGACGATCATGTTTCCATCTGCGCTGCGGAACCGGAGGACGTCGAGCACGAACAGATTGTCGTTCTCGTCCTGCAGGATCGTCACCCCAACCGTCCAGTCGTTCTGCGCGCCCTCGGTGATGGCGAAGTCCCATGCCTGATAGATGAAGCGGTGCCTAGCGTGAGGGGCGTGCACGTAGTAGCGGAACATGTCCTTGCTGAAGTAGATACCCTCGTCCGGCGTAGGATTCTGCTGGTAGAGCGAGTCCCACATCCGCTTCAATCCGGAGGCGATGTAGTTCGCCTTCTTCCTGAGCAGCGCCTGCAGGGTGTAGCGCGCTTCGTGCAGGGCGGAGTTGTGCGGACGAGTCATGACAGCGTCGGCGGGCACCGGTGCGCCTGCGGGTATCTCAACGATGCTGTCGTCGGCCAGGATGTACTCGTCGCCGACCTCGTTGATCGCCGGGTAGCGGACGATCTCGAACTGGTCGCCCTCCCCGCCGGCCATCACACTCTGAATGCGCCCTGCCCAGTCGTCTTCCGACCAGCTGGTCATAATTCCCAGCACGCCGCCGCCGGGGGCGAGGCGCGAGTGAGCGGTGGAGATGTACCACTCCCAGATACTATCGCGCTGGGACTGAGAATCACTCGCCTCTATGTCTTTGATTAAGTCATCTAAAACAAGGATATGCGCGCCCCTACCTGTGATGGCCGAGCCCACGCCTGCTGCAAGGTAGCCTCCGCCGGCTGTCAGGTTCCAGTTCTCCGTCGACTGACTGTTCGGATCGAGCACGCATAGAGGGAACACGGCGTGGTAGGCCGGGTCACGCAACAGGTCGCGAATATAGCGCGAGAAGCTCAGCGAGAGGGACGTTGTGTGGCTGGCGGCGATGATTTCCCAGTCGGGGTGATCCCCTAGCACCCACGGGGCGAAGTGCCGACTGCCAATTTCTGACTTTCCAAGTCTCGGAGGTGTCATCAACAAGAGTCGAGGTTCCTTTCCAAGCTCTACGTCGCGCTTGAACCGCTCCAGCCGTCGGCAGATGTCCTTGTGGACCCAACCCGCGTCGTATTTCGGTCGAAAGCGTTGAATGAAGGGTAGCAAGCGGCGTCGAGCGAGGGTTCGGTTGGCCAGCTCGGCCTGGGGGTTGGCTTTGGCCTGTTTGTCGTCGAACTGCGGGGCGGTGTAGGGCTCTTCCGAGGCGTTTGCCGGCGCTTGGGGCGGTGTTGGCGCCTGCGGAGAGACGCCGACCTTGCGACGGGGCTTCCTGGCCGGCCCTGGAGGGGTTTCTGGCTCCGAAACAGGGGCGGTTTTACCTTTGTCGTAGCAGAAGTTGCACACTTCGCCGACGAAAGAGGCTGTCGTGCGCTCAGTTTCGCAGGCTGGGCAGAGGGTGAAGCTCGTGTCAGACAAGGCGGGAACGATCATCGGAGTTGAGCCTACAGACGCAATCACTGACCTCGTTAATCTCGAAATGGCGAGGGTTCAACCCTAGCTCACTCACGATACGGCGAATGGCCGTTTCCCACCGGTCTTTTCTAACAAGCTCACCGTCAGCACGAAACTCGTAGTCCTCATGTTTCGCGTCACGGACTTCTGGAAGTCTGAAGTCAAGCTCAGTTACGTCACGAGTCAAGGACACGGCTTTCTCCTTCAATGATGTTCAGCAATTCTTCGTCGCTCAGCGCTTCGTACATGCTGCGCAAGCGGGCCTGGTTCGTCGTCAGCTCGATGCTCTTCTTCTCAGGCTCGTATAGGCCCAACATCTTCCCTACCTCACGTGCGCCAGCAATCATTCCCATCGGGTCGGCCATCATCCTGGACATGTCGATCGCCTCTACCAACACCTGAATCATGTCGCCGCGCTTGATCTGCACGGCCGAGCTGAGTTCAGAGCGCGCCGTCTCGAGTGCAAATGCAACATCGGGCGAACGCAACACGGTAGTGGCAGGTTGTGTCGGAGAATATCCCGCCTCGGCCATGGCTTTACCGTTGGGTTTTCCGTCGAGGATCGCCTCGACGAAGACTGCCTGCTTCTCGGTAAGGATGATTGTGGATTTCTTTCTGGCCATGTTGCGCACTTTATCAGAGTGTGTCAGAGTTTGCAAAACATGACGTAGACGATGACACGAGGAGAGAGCCATGAGCACAAAAGACACCCGGTGGGTCAGGCACACCATGAAGCAGACGAAGTCCTACGAGGCGAGGAAGGAAATTATCTCCGCGTCAGACCTGTACCCGCTCTCCACCACGGAGCTGAATCACTTCGATACTGAACACCTGGTGCTGGATGAGTTCGGCGAGCCGGGTGGGGAGAATTTTAAAAATGAGTAAGCAGAAAATACTCTACGTGGAATGGATCGACAGCTCGACGACAAGTGGCTGGCAGAGGAGCGCGGACATCGAGGCTTTGCGAAACCGATCGGCCAAGTGTTGCTCATGTGGGTTCTTGGTTAAAGAAAATAAGCATGAGTTGGTGCTGGCGCAGAATGCCTCCGCTGACGGAATGTCCTCCCCATACGGAGAATTGATTCATATTCCGATTGTGTGCATCACCCGTAGAAAAAAGTTGTAGAAAATTATAAAAAATAAAAGGCAGGTTCTTCAGAAGAACATCGTCATAAATATTCTGGAAAAAATATTTCATGAAAATTTGTTGAGTATGGACGTTCGGCATCCCTCCCCCTCCCTTCCCAACAGGCCACCCAGTTCGGATTCGGTTTCGTATTCCGAGTTATGGGTGCGCATGAACCCGCGCACCTGTAAAGCGGTTGATGTGTAGTTAGATCAATCTCGATCTAGCTCTCACTTCAAGGAGCTTCATCATGAACATCAAACAAATGCGCGCAGCGAATGCCAAGATCAACCCTACCAAGGTTACTGCCAAAGGCAATGACTCCACACTGACTCAGCGTGCCGCCATCACCATCGGTGCAGCTCCGTCTGCCGTCGTCGGTTTCTTCAGCGACATCGGCGCTAGCTACACCTACCACGAAGCGGTTCGCAAGGGCCAGCTGTAGTCAACTCGAGGCGCGTGCGAACCGCCTCGTTTCTTTTATTAGCACTACAACATAAGGGACTACGTCATGTTCATACCGCATCTCGACATCATGCCGCTGATGTACGGGCTTGTGATCTTCATCGGCCTCTGGTCGATGTGGAGCAAGCTGGTCAGCGGCCACATCCTCGCCTTGTTCATCGAGGCTTCCGTGTTCTGGCTGGTGTTCAGCCTGCACGGCGGCACCATGGCAGGCGGCTTCGCTGCGGCCATCGCAGCCTTACTTGCCGGCGTGGTGTTCCCGCGCATGCTTAGGAGGTCTAAATGAAATACTCACCTGTCATACTCACCGCGGAAGCGTGTGAAGTACTCGTTTCTCACTTCCACGCTCACGCCTTTGAATGCGACTCACCGTCCACCCTGCTTAATCACGGCCAGCAGTACGACTACTACCGCGACCACGCTGTGAAGCAGGGCTGGAACCGCATCACCGATTTTTATCCTGAAAGGAGGAAGCATGAAGCTAGTGACCAATCAATCCGACTTGTCGGCTGATCCCGACACCGCAGCCTGGCTGTTCGAGTCCGCGCAGGTGGACACGGGCAGCGACCCGCTCAACATTTTGTTGCAGCGGGAAATGGAAGACGAGCTGGACGACATGGTGTTGTTCGCTCGGCAGTACCGCAACTGATCCTGTAGTCCAACGTCATATCCACTTACTTTGAAGGAGACTCACATGAATAAGCACACCATCCTCAGCACCATCCAATCCGTTGACCTGTACTCGCAACTCTCCTGCCTTGGCAGCATGCAGTACGTGGTCACCGCCGAAGCGATTCGCGGCGCGATGAAACTCATCCCGGACAATCCCACTCATGAATCCATCGAGCTGTTCCTGAACGAGGAACGCAATCTCAAGCTCGACATCGAGTACGCCAGCAACCATCTCGGCGACGGCACGGATCGCGGCGACAAAGCGGGCTTGACCTCGCGTCACGATGTGGAGACCACGCCGGGCAACTACTACGAGGCGCGTCGCAACCTTCAGGCGCTGCTCGACCTGCGGCAGGACTTGCTCGACATGAACGAGGAACTCACTGCCGGCATGGAGCAGGGCGAAGAGCGCACTTTGTTCAACACGCTCAAGTTCATGGAGACGCAGCAGGTCATCGACCCGATGCTCTACAAGCGGACGTACATCAACAACAAGCGTCTCGGCCTGAAGAACTATGGCCAGACCATGGCCGACTACGTCACGCAGGAAACTACGCGTGCGGTGGAATCCATGGCGCGCTTCGTGGCCAAGGGCGAGTACGCTGTCCAGTTTTTGGAAGGTCTCGATCCAATCGAAGGGCCAATCGACGAGCGCATCATCGAGAACTTGCTCAAGCGCTGCATCGCGAAACTGATCACGCGTCGCATCAAGATCGGTCAGACCTTGTCATGGCGCACTGACATCGAGCAGCGTCTCGAAGCCGAAGGCGACATGACGTTCATCGAGAAAGCCATCGTTGCACTCGGCGGTGTCGTTCCAGAAGAAGCCGTCGTTCCTGACGAAGTCATCGAAGACATTCAACCTACTCAGCCTGCGCATAACATGGCGGCACAATTCGATACCTTCACAAAGTTCCAGGCATGGCAAGAAGCACAAGCGTTGAAAGTCCCCGGCCAATCGTTGCAGAAACAAAACATGGCACCGGGGGCATGCACCACAACTCATTTCAGTTAACCAACACGACCATCGCAGTTCATCGCGGTGGTCATTTTTAACATCCGCAAGAAACTATGGGACGAAAAAGTTACACCTGTTACACATTTTAAAACTTCAACCTATATATACAGCTATATATTTATTATTAGTAATAGTTACAGTACAAAGTAGACCTAAAAATCTGTAACAGTGTAACATTTAGTATATAAATAACCATCCAACCCCTGTAAACATTGACTTCATAGCCTGTTTCACTTTCTGTTTCACTTTGACCAAATGTGACACTTTAATTCGTAACATAATACCCGAGTAAAACAGTCACCCAATATCATTTTAAGTGGAGTCTTAAATACATCTTCTAAAATGTGAAACATCGAGTCTTTTTGAGCTTTTTAAACACCCCTGTTTTTGCACAATCTGTTTACTATTCACAAACAGATTGTTTATCTGTTCAATACAAAATGTTTCAGTATTCAGCATCACCAAATATTCATCTAGCACACATCTTCACACATTAATTATTCAAGCGTACACTCTTTCACAATCTGTGCGATTCAGCTCAGAGCATCCCAGAGTTACCGAGGTGAACCCATGGACCTGACATTCCTATCGACGGATGCCCCGTTGACAAAAACAATAACAAAACTCAAAGACGGTAGTCTCCATAAAGAAGCCTACCCCCACCGCAAAAACTTCACCAGCCTGAACCTGAAGGCCAACAACCTCAACGATCTGTTCAAACACATCAAAGCCCAGTCCATGACGGCAGCTAAACCCTGCTTGCTCAAGGGCAAACTCGAACGCAAGCTGAACGATGAATCCCGCGCCGGCGCCACACGCACCGAAACAACCACACACTTCATCTGCTTCGATCTGGATCGTGCACAATTCAACAACCCCGATGAATTCATGAAATCCATAGGCATGGACCATGTAGCCTATGTCGTGCAATACAGCAGCAGTTATAAGCTCGATCCCAAAGACAAAACTCTATCCTGCCACATCTTTGTATGGTTAAGCAGTCCACGACCAGCACCTGAACTCAAGGCCTGGCTAATGCACCTCAACCTCACCATCACCGTGCTCAAGGATACACTTACCTTAGCACCTGCCGGCCACGCCCTACACTGGCCACTGGACATCACCGTATGCCAGAACGACAAACTGATCTATATCGCTGAACCCATCTTCAATAACATGAAGAGCCCTATTCCCCCCAGTGAGCGCGTACAACTGGTACCCAAGGTGCAACTCACCCTGGATGTAACCAAGATTGTCCTACGCCCACTAGACACTCTGAAAAAAGAAGCTCGGACTATCGTCAACAACCTGCGCATCGCAGCAGGGATGGACAAACTCAACATCAAAACTACCATGGACGGCGAACATGAAACCCAACGCGGGGTAGGCGAAATCACCCACTATGAAGTCTTCGACGATGGCCTCAGTGACTTCATTTATTTCAATCTGAATGGCGGTAACAGCAAGGGCTACTTCCACCCACGCGGTAATCTGAAACTACTCCACAACTTCAAGGGTGAGGCATTCCCCTACATCAAAGACATCCTCCCCCGCTACTACGCCGAACGCATGCACGCAGCCAGCTCGGCCAACACCACACCCAATGAAACCGGCGACACTCTACTCGCCTTCTGCGACAAAGCCACGGGGGACTACTATAAAGGTACCTGGAATGAAGGGAGCAAGCACCTTGAGATCCACCGCGCCAAGAACCGAGTTCAGATCGAAGACTTCCTCAAGGGCCACGGAAGACCATTAGGTGATTTCGTCCCCGAGTGGCAACTCAAGTTCGACCCGCTCAACCCCACAGTGTATGACCCTGTTGACCACATCATCAACACCTTCACGCCCAGCCACTACATGCACGAAGACAACCAGCGCAGTGCTCCTTTCCCTAACATTCAGGAACTCCTCGATAGCGCGGTAGGTACCAAGGAAGTACAAGCAGCCTTCCTGGACTGGCTGGCCTACATGTTCCAGACCAGGCAGAAACCTCAGACCGCATGGATACTTCATGGGACGTATGGGACTGGGAAGGGCATGCTGATCAACAAAGTGCTCATGCCCCTCTTCGGACGCAAGCACGTACATGCCATGCGTGCCTCTGAATTCAACGAAAAGTTCAACGGCTGGATGGAAAATGCCCTGATCGTCTTCGTCGACGAGATCGACGCCGACATGTTCACCAATGCCAAGGGCATCGAAAGCGACATGCGGAACCTAATCACCGAACCCAGTATCACCATCCGCCGCATGCGTACCGATGCCTACATGGTCAACAATTTCACGGGCTTTATCTTCGCCAGCAACAAGAACCAGCCCGTACACATTCCTGTCGGTGACCGACGCTACAACGTCGGCAGCTACCAGACCGAGCGCTACCTCCCCTCAGAGAAAGTCGTCACCGCCATAGGCTCAGACAAAGAACTCAGCGCCTTTGCCCATCATCTACAACACCGCGCTACCAACGCAGAAGCAGCACGAACCATCCTGCAGACAGAAGAGCGCACCGCCATCCAGCACCTGGGCATCACCAGCCTGGACGCCACCGCTAACGCACTTAAAGAAGGAGACTTCGGCACCCTGCTGGACGCCCTACCGGATGCAGCCACCATGCATGAACAAGCTAATGGCGGCAGCTACACCGCCAGCATGTATGTAGACATCCTCAAACGTATCCTATATGAAAAGCAAAACAAATTCACTCGTGACGAGCTGCACTGTGTCTTTAAACACTGCACAGGCTCAGCACCGGACGGCGCTTACAAGTTCAGCAAGATGCTGCGCCACCATGGACTAGACATCAAGGTCATCCGCAACGGCGAAGAAGTCTTCCGCGGCTTAGAGATTAACTGGAACATCACCGACAACGACCGCGCATACATGGTCAGCAAGTTCCCCAGCAAGACTAAATTAAAGGCCGTGAAGTAATTTAATCATTCATCAGATTAAGGAACCTAACCATGAAACCCACCAAACTCCGCAAGCCATGGCGTAGATACAATCTCTACCGCCGCAACTGGCGCGCCCTCGGCAGCACCATCATGCTCGCTACTGTAATCCTGACCGCATACACAATCGTCGCAGTCATCGACCAGCGCGAGGAAGCACGGGAAGCAGAACATCTTGCCCAGAAACTGCAGTGGCACCAGGAGGCCAACCTGATTACCATCCTGAACGAAGAACCCCTGATTGACAAAGACACCGGCATGGCCCTGGTAGCCAGAATTGAAACATATGGAGATAAGAAATAAAAGAACTGCTCCAATCGGTACCAGAATAATCCGGCCACACTCACTAATGGCTTTACAGATTCACCGCACGACTAAACAACCAAGAGGGAATTATGAAAATCGAGATTAAAGCAAGGTTTGACGGCGCGGTACTTTTTTCGCACGAAGCCGAAGAAAATAGCGTAAAGATTACTTTGGAGGCTGGGGTTAAAGACCATGCCAACCTTGCCGGCGCCTACCTTGCCGGCGCCTACCTTGCCGGCGCCAACCTTGACGGTGCCTACCTTGCCGGCGCCAACCTTGACGGTGCCAACCTTGCCGGCGCCAACCTTGTCAGTGCCTACCTTATCAGTGCCTACCTTGCCGGCGCCAACCTTGACCGTGCCAACCTTGACCGTGCCAACCTTGACGGTGCCAACCTTGACCGTGCCAGCCTTGTCAGTGCCAACCTTGCCGGCGCCAGCCTTGACGGTGCCAACCTTGACCATGCCAACCTTGCCGGCGCCAGCCTTGTCAGTGCCAACCTTGTCCATGCCAACCTTGACGGTGCCTACCTTGCCGGCGCCAACCTTGACGGTGCCAACCTTGCCGGCGCCAACCTTGTCAGTGCCTACCTTATCAGTGCCTACCTTGCCGGCGCCAA